CACGCCTCAAATCACTGACGAGCTCATGGCTGACGCAAGACAGATTGTTAAGGATGCTATCATGGCTCAGGTAGACTACAAAGAAGAACAGGGTCTTACAGAGTACCAAAAAAGAGTCCTTGCTCAAAACGCTGAACAAATAAGGCTCCAAAAAATAGCGCTGGAAGAGAAGAATAGGCAAGGGTATGTATCGGGCCAGATCAAAGAAGAACTCGTTGACATGAGGATTAAAAACTCAAATGATTTTGCCGCAAACCCAACAGATCCAAAAGGTGCGTTTAGTAATATTAAAGGAGCTAACTTCCCTGGAATGGGCATGCTTCATTCTATATCTGAAAATCCAGATGGCACCTACACCATGAAGTTTAGGCAAGGATCTGGAGCTAATACGGTAGAGAGAGTTGCTACGTATACACAAGGAGAGTTAAAACCTTTCTACAACGAAGCCTCTAACATACTCGCTACAGACGACGAGTTCAAGATCTCGTGGGAGCTGATACAGAATAGAGTAAACAGAAAGCCTTTGGCCCTGCCAAAAACAGGCGCATTCCCAACATCAACTGGTGGAATGAGTCTGGGTAACACTGGTTTGGGTTTTGAATCTACAGGACCCGCAGCAATGGGCAGAACGCCTGGTCTTCTAGACAACCTTGGATTCGGAGGTTAATATTGCGTATATTTGCAGAAGTCTCAAGGACTTCTAGCAATGCCAAGAATAGACGAACTCTACAACGCCCTTAATAAACAAGGTCTTTACACAAAGAGTCTTGATGATTTCAAGACACAATTCTCAACTCCAGAAGCTATCAATCAGCTTCACTTTGCGTTGAAGCAGGAAGGCCTTTATACAAAGCCGTTAGCTGATTTCAACAATCAGTTCTTCTCTGATCAATTAAAAAAAAAAGAAGAGGGATTGCCTTCAATGCCTTCGGCAGAAGGTGGTTTCTTGGGTACATCTCCAACGGAACCCAGAGTTCCATCGGGCTTATCTGGAGATATAACTGAGGCTGAGCTTATTGATTTCATGCCGTTTGCCCCAGACGAGGCAGTCGTGAATCAATATCTTCCAGAAAACTTTGAGTCTCTTAGCCCAAACGAAAAGATCAAGGCTACAGCAGAAGTTCTAAAAGTTCCTGGAGTTAAAGATGTAATACAAAGCAGACTAGACTACCAAAAGTCTGTAGATCAGGCTATAGCAGATAGGACACAAGCAGCTATAGACAAAGAAGTTGATGTAGAAAGTGATTACTTTACTGGTGAGTTTTCTAACTTCTTAAAGGCCATGGACAATCCAATGGTTAACATTGGATGGATGGGCCTTGGCGAAAAGATAGACGATCTTGGACGAGCGATTGCAACTGGATTGGCGCAGGGCGATATTGTAGAAGAAACCATTCCAATGGCTTGGGGGGGTAGCAAAACGCCAGATCAAGACATTGATAAGTATATAGCCATATCAAAAAAGATGGATGAACTAGGTCCATCAAATGAAATGGTTAGATTTCAAAATATATACGAAGCGGCTGGAGGTGATGTTTTTGCTGCAATGAAAGCAATGTATCATTCTCCAGGAGCAATCCCAGAAATTTTAGCAACATCTCTTTCTTCAATGTTGAATACAGCATCATTGTCTGCTGCTGGAACTACTGTTGCTGGCGGAGCTGGAGCTGGGGCTTTGACAGGAGGAGCACCAGGTGCTGTTACTGGAGCAATAAAAGCCGTTCCGTATGCATTTTCTGCAGCTAATGGCTTTGTTGAATATGGTAGTTCGTTCAATGAGTTTCTAAAAGAGGAACTTGAGAAAAAAGGTTTAGACTTTACTAGAAATGGCATCAAGGCAGTATTGGAAGATCCAGAAGCGCTGTCAAGAATAAGAAATAGGGCTTCAGCACGTGCAGGAACTGTTGTTGCTATTGATGCACTTACTGCAAACCTAGCTGGATCTGTAGGTGCTAAACTCGCAAATACAACAAGAGCTGGACAGATAAAGGCAGCTGCAGCAACAACAGGTATAGAGATGGCTGGTGGATCTATAGGTGAAGCAACAGCACGAGGTATTGCTGGTCAAGAGCAAGACGCAGCAGAGATTCTATTAGAAGGTGTTGGAGAAGGCCCCATGGGTATTGTTGATATTGCATCTGCGGTTGCTATAAGGAATAGAGACGCCGCAAATGCAGCGATGAAGCCAGACCAAAGAAAGCAATACCAAGAAAACAAGGCTAAGATCGAAGCCCTTCAACGAAGCGCAGATGCCAGTACAGACGAAACAGTAGCGTCTACAATGAGAGAGGCTATTAATAGCATAAAGGATCAGAATGAGGTTATTAAAAAAGATGTATCTGACGTTGTAAGTAACTTGAGCGAAGAAGATAAGGACAATATATCTAGACTAACAAAAGAAGCAGATGATCTAAAAAACAAAGCGATCAAAATAAATGATGATCCAAATATAGACAAAGAAACAAAGGCCATTGCTCTTGGAGAGCTCAAGAAACAAGCAATTGCCAAACTACAAGAACAACAAACAATTATAGATAATGCCGTTCAAAAGCAAGCAACAAGTGAAGTTCCTGTTCAGCCAGAAGCCAGAGTTGGCGAAGAAGTGGCGCAAGGAGCACCCGAAGCAAAACCTGAAGTCGTTACCGAAGAAGGTGTCCAAGAAGAAGTAACAATAGACGCTCCGGCTATTGTGGCAAACACAAAGCCAGAAGTCGATGTTGTTGTTGCTGCTGCGCCAGAAGTCGAGACAGGACAAACATTCAATTCAGATGGAACCGTTTATTCAAATGGCGGACTTGTTGTTCCTGTAACCAGCGAGAATATTACACAGCAAGAACTAACGCCAGAGCGTATTGCTGAATTTGTTGAAGCAAACAAAGCCAAGATTGGATCAAACGCAGTAAAGGTTGGAATTTATAAATTCCCAAACAGCAATAAAGTATCATTAGATCTAAACATTGTAGTCCCCAAGGAGAATAGAGCAGCTGCTCTTGAGTTTGGGAAAATGGCAGGACAAGAGTCTCTGTTTGATCTTGACACATTTGAGAACGTTAAGACTGGTGCAGACGGAATGAATCCAATGTCATTCACCGACGATCAGTTTAAGCAGATAGCAAAATCATTGAGCGAAGGCAAAGTTCCTGACTTCATGATGACACCAGCTGATCAAGCTACAGTTGGACAGACCATTCAGAATACGGCTCAGTCACTTCAAGTGGCTTTCCCTGAGGTTGAGTTCATTGTTGGAGACAACCTAGAAGATACCCGTGCACGCATTGTAGAGGCGCTCACGCCACGTGTAGGCATGGAGAAGGCCCAAGAGGTAGCCAACGACTTTAAAGACGTTCGTGGGCAGGCTCTGTTTGCAGGAGATAGGCCAGTTGCCATTGTCGTTGACAAAACCGCTGCTAACACTCGCACAGCAGGGCACGAGGCTTGGGAGGTTATGCTAAACGATGCGTTTGGTAAAAACCCTGAGAAGTTTGCAGAGTTCCGTAAAAGCATTGACCGTCAGCTTCGATTGTCTGGTTTTAATGACATCGCAGAGGAACTTCGTGCGTTCTCAGAGACATACTCAAAAGAAGGCAACGAAGTCGTGTTCCGTGAGTACATGGCCGAGTTTGGTGGCATGCTGGTAGAAGGTGGTTTCGATATTCAAAACCTGACACCACAGCAGAAGTCATTCCTTCAGAAGATCAAGGATATCATCAATGACTTTGCCATGCAGCTTACCGGCAAGGAAGTTTTCTTGAAGGATGCCACAGCCGAGAACATCATTGACTTCATGAGCACGATCTCTCAGAAGGTAGCCAAAGGAGAAACGGTTGAGGAGTTCTTTGAAACAAAAGACACAACAGAAATAGAAAATACAGATACTGTTTTCAAAAATAGAAGCCAAAAGATTGGTGACTTTGATATATATTATTTCGAGGATGAGGCAGAGTTTCAAAAGCTCGTAGAAGATGGTCTTGTTGTTCAAAATGCATCGATAGATGAGGCAGCTGGAGAACCAGTCGCTGTTCACCAGCCAGATAATCTCTTTGTAGGCAATCTCAGCTACAAAGGGAAAAAGATAATGGATGGCAATGGAGGCGTATACTATGTTTTAAAGTTTGGAAACGTATGGGCCTCTGGAGCAAAGTCATCGGCCAGCGGCCTAGTAAAGCTAATAAACGAATCTAGGGAAAAGTCTTCCGATAAAAAAGCCAGACTTGTTCTTGTAAGGGGCTCTCAGGACAAAATGATTAGCTCTGTACAAGGCGTGAAAGCAGCAATGCAGATTCTTGAAGAGCTTGTGTTTAGTGGTTTGATTTCTACATCTGACTTCAGAACAGCTTTGAAGGCTGCAGGAAAGAAATATAATATTGATTTTTCAGGAACATCATCTGCTTCATCAATTAAGGCAGACATCGAGAATAAGTTCATGAATGTATCCGACTCTACCTTTGAGAAGCGTGGTACATTCTTTAGCGATTTAGTAGATGAACTTGGCAAGCTTGAATCTCCAAAGAAAAATATCAAGGAAATACAAAAGGCCATTGGAGCTAAGAAGAATATTCGATTCACAAAACAAGGGATACGTGAGCAGCTTGGAACGATTATGACAGAACGATTGCTTCTTGGTCTTCCTAGTAGCCATGCTTATGCGATGATCGAGGTAGACGAGGATGTTACATTCAAGGAAGACAAGGAACACCCTAGCTATCCATATGCTATTGTAACTAAAAGTGGCAAACCTCCTGTGCTAAAGATATTTGGGTACAGACCAAAGGCCGTTGAGGCTATACGTAGAATTGATGGGTCTCCAGCATCTAATGCCCAGTTGGGATTAGCTCAACGTGGAATGGGTATTGGTCGTGTTGCTACAGATACTAAAATAACCGCCCGTGCGCAGAAGAAAGCTCCTGCAGCTATCTCTGAAGACGTATATAAGTACTTGACAGAGGACGATAATGGAAACATTGTTTTTCATCACTACTCTTCATCACAGCGTGATCAGATCAAGCCATCTTCTGGACAAGGAAGCTTGTTGACCAGCAAAGAAGAACAGCAGGCCCTGTCGTCTGTAGGAGGTCTTGCTATGTACTATGCACAAGAAGGCCAAAAGGAGCCTGGTGTTGGCAATGAGCTACACACGGTTGTCGTTCCACGTGACAAGGTTTATGATATCCGAAAGGATCCTATGAACTTCTACGACGAAGCCAAGGAGCGATTCCTGGAGCACATGAACCGCAACAACACTGGCAAGCCAATTGAATATGCGTTCTCACCAAACTACCAAGTGGCATGGATCACAAAGGTTGCAGGAGAGAATGGCTTTGACATGACCGTTGCTCAGTGGAAAAACAAGGCAGACTATAGGGCCCAGAGCACAAAGACACTTACCCCAGAAGCCGAAAACATCAAGATGAAGCCCATTGAGGGCGAAATTGAGGTTGGAGACCTTGTTCAGATATATGGTCAAGAGTCTGTCATTACAGACATTGATGAGAATGGCGTGCTGTCATACGTTCAAAAAGGTAGCTCTGGCAAGTTTGATCTTCCTATGTCTAAGCGATCAATGCGTATGGGCAAGGCAACATTGCTAGATAAAGGCCCTTATATCTTTGACGAGGCCAAGCAAGAACCTGTCAAAGAAACCATCACCGCCCGTGCTCAGAAATTAACTTCAGAAGAAATAAAAGTTTTAAACGAAAACTTTGGAATTCAAGACGGAAAGGTCGAATTAAAAGCTAGATCACAAAAAATAACACCATCTGAGGTAAAGGCTGTTTCAGAATCTTTGTCTTCCCTTAGCGAATCAAAACTCGAGTCGCTAAAAGAGTTGATACACAAGGACGTAAAAGCACCTCAAAAAACACAAAAAGCATATAAGCTATTCAAAGTAAAGAAAAACTTCCCAGGAGAGCTATTCCCATTGTTTGTAGGCGCTAATGAATCAGTTACTACAGGCGATTGGATAGAAGCTAAAGCAGGTGAATTGACTACTACAAAAGAAGGCAAAACAATGGTAAAGTCAACACTTGGACCATTGGCGTATAGGCCTGGCTGGCATTCTGGAGAATTTGCTATTGCAACTCATATTGGTGCCAAAAAGAATGCTTCAGACAAAGCTCCATCTTTAAGAGATAGCGATCAAGTGTGGGCAGAGGTAGAGGTTGGGGATGACTTTGATTGGCAAACAGAAGCTAATCGCCGTGCGGATAGGAATAAAAATGGAGACATAGTTCCAAGAACAGCCCATATAACAGACCAGATTCCTTCTGGAGGTAACTACAAATACAAAACAAACTCTAACATGACTGGAAGCTGGATTATATCTGGCGAAATGAAAGTCAACAGAGTTCTTACCGATGAAGAAGTTGCTAGAATTAATAAACAATCCGGATCTAACGATCTACCAAGACTTGCTCCATTTGACTTTGAGGCTTATGGCTTTAACCAAGACGGTACACCTAAAGACAAAAAACAAGTAATCTCTAATCAAGTTGCAAGAGCATATATAATTGCAAAAGAAACTGGAGATAATCCAGAGTTGGTTTCCGCTGTTGATTCATCAACAACCATCACAGCCCGTGCTCAGAAGATCAACTACAAGGACCTCCCTGGCTATGATCGCATGCGAAATAAGGTTGATGGTATCATTGAAAAAGCAACAAAGCGTGGAGCCACGAAAGCCCGTATCGCAGATGACGTGATTAATTACGTTCAGAAGAGTGCTGTATACGAAAGAGCCAATGACTCTCAGCGTGATCAGATGATCCGTGACCTCAAGAAGGAACTTGGGCAGCGAGTAAAGTCTGCTCCAAAGGCAGATAGGCTGCTTGGTACTATTAAAGATGCCAAGAAAGTCACTGTCGACGAAATGATGGCATTGAAAGAAAAGATCAAGGCCGAAGCAAAAGCAGCTAAAGACGCTGTGGCGTTTATCAACGGTATCAGAGCTCGAATAGCCCAAGAAATAAAGGCTATGGAAAAGTCCGGTGTATTGTCAGCCAAGCAAGTACAGACAATCATCAATAAGGCCAGCAAGGTGAATCTCACCAAGCCTGATGCTGTCAACAACTTTGTTGATTACATGGAGAAGGTATTTAAGAATGCCGAGTACGGAGAGAAGCTTTCACAGTCAAACACACTTCAGAGGAAAATCAAGAACCTTTCTAAGTCTGACTCCGTAGCCGCAGGCACAAAGGCAATAGCCAAGCAGTTTGCTAAGATAGAGCCACGACGTGTTGGAAACATCGAAGAATATCTGGAGTACGCATCCTCCCTTTACAATGCCATGAAACCAACCACTGGTCGTGTGACGGAGGAAGGCGCAGATGTTTCGTTCAAGAGCGCTGTTGAGTATGACAAAATACAGGATTACGCAAACGAAGAAATTAAGCGCCAAGAGAAGCAAAAGGTTGATGAGATACTGGCACGAAACGAGGATTTAGTAATGGCAGGTATTCTTACCGAGGACATGAATATCGATGAGATCAAAAAGATTATCGATGCCATCAACTCAGAGGATCCAAAAACACTTCCACCAGCAGAGAAGGAGAAGATGATTCGTGACTATGTCAAGAAGGCGTTCGGATACTACAGAACTATTGCGCTATCAATGATACAGCGTGGTGTTGACCCATTCACAGGAGAGGAGATAGAGCTCACTGAGTCACAGAAAAAGCTTGCTAGAAGGTTCCTTGAGGTTGACACAGATATGATGCCACTTAAGGAGGCATATGCAGCTGTAGAGGCTATTGACAACTTTATAGTAAACAAGGTTACTGATGGGATGGCAGCGACTATCGCTGACTATGTTGGTCAGGTTAACGCAAAGAATCTAGCGAAAGAAGGATACCGTGGAAAGCCATTGCGCCTGTTCTATTCAAAGAACGCTGGACGTGCATGGGCTGAGCAAATCGAGCAGCTTGACCTTATGGTTCAAAGGATGTTTGGCGGTGTAAACAGGGCACTTGCGTTTATGCGTGCATCTGGAGCCAATGCATTCAAAGTAGGTAAGACCACCACACAGGTTCAGCTAAACAACATGCTCAACAAGTACGCTGCAAAGTTTGGCGAGGTAAAAGGCTTCAGAGATCTTGAGAACGTTATGGAGCGTGGCGTATTGGCTTTTGTTTCAAGAAGCGTAAACGAAAACTCAACAAAACAACAGAACGAGTTCGAGAGAAGAAAAGCCCTGGTAGAGGAAACACTTGCATACATGAAGACTGGAACCGAAAAGGAACAGTCTCAGGCAGTTGAACTGCAAAAAGTATATGACAACATACTCAAAGGGTCTAGCTCAATAGACCAAGTAGAGTCCAAGGTTAAGGACTTCAATAAGGATGCTGTTAAGTTCTGGGTTGATGAGTGGTCTAGCAAATACGATGATCTACAGGACTTGTCAAGAAACGTATACAACGTTGTTCTTGGAAGTGACATCAACTACACCCCAGATAGATTCAAGCGTGTGTCAGGAAAAGATGTGGCCGAGGCACAGTGGGGAGAAAGCATGTTTGCCGACTCAAGCGACTACTTTGACACCAAGGAAGCAGGAGTGTTGATGGAGAATAAGCGCATCCAAACACTTGGCAAACGCCCATCACGCATTGTAAGCTTCGACTTTGACGTTAATATGTCAAACTCAATGTATGATGCATTGATGGACATCAATACCGCAGAGGCCACACGGCAGATGAAGTCATTCTTTAATTCAGATGGATTTGAAAAAATTGTTCCAACCAAAGAAGATCGTGACCTTATGGTTGATAGAATGAAGAAGTTTGTCATTCGTTCAAAGCGCAAAGACTATGTCAGCCAGGATCAGCTCAGTGGAGTATTTAAAGCTATGAATACTATCGCTGGTCTAGGTGCAGGACGTGCGCTGGGTGGTATTCTTCAGGCTCCCAAACAGACGATTGGTGTTGCATTTAATACAATGATCAACTCCGGTGGACGTCTATCTGTTGTTGACGCCATACAGGCTAACCAATTCATCAATGACTCCGGGTATGCCATAGCCCTTCGTGGTATCGCATCAAACGCCGATATTCAGAGTATCAATAAGATTCTAGAAAAGGCAAGTCAAACAAAAGGAGATGCCGCACTTAAGTTGCTTAATAAGGCGAGCGAGATGTGGCTTAATACATTCCTCGTTAAACCTGACGTTTGGATTGCTCGTACGTCTTGGATATCCTACTACAAGCAACAGCTTGACAAGATGGGCTACGATACTAGCAACATGGATTGGAGCAGCCACAAACTAAACAAAGAGGCAGCGGACTATGCTCAGGCAATGCTAGACAGACAGCAAAACTATTCTGATTCTGATCTTGCTGGAGAATTCTTTGCGTCAAAGGAACCAATGAAAATGTTCCTTAGAAAAACGTTCTTCCCATTCATGACGTTCGTTATGAACCAAAAGTCTCGTATGTACGCAGACCTGTCAATCATTGGGAACAAGGAAGCATCCACGCAAGAGAAAATCAACGCTGGAAAATCACTAACAGGTATGGCTATCGAGATGGGCGTTTACTCTGCCATGTCAATGTTCTTCGCAAATCTACTTACAGAGATGACCGATGCATTGTGGGGCTACGACGAGGATGAGGAAGAGAAGAAGAAGCGAATGAAACGTTCTTCTCAATACTATGCAAAGAATATTGTAATGGACGTATTGTCTCCGCTTCCTGTAACAAACGAAGTTGTTAGAATTACAATAAACAAAGGGCTAGAAGCAGTTGGAATAGACAAGGATACATTTGAGCTTCCCAAAAACTTCGAGTCTGGATCTTGGATGAGTGACTTTGGCATGAATGCTATTGCAGCAGAGAAGATGCTATCAGCATACGACAAGCTTCACATGGCAGCAACCGGAGAATATACGAAGCAGGACTTCTTTGGAAACGATGTAACCATGCAGCTTGATGAAGAAGCCAAACAAAAGATGGCATATGTTGCACTGGCAGACTTCATGTACTCGCTAGGACTTGCTCCAACAGAGATTGGAAGTATGGCCAATAAGGCTACTGGGCGTGCAAAGAAAACAGGAAAGAAAGTAAAAGAATCTGGATCCCAACCAGGCGGAGTGATCAAGGCTAAGGTAATCCAAGCTAAATAAAAAAGGGCCCCTAGGGGCCCTCTTCGTTAGAATATGTGGGTAAGTCTTGCGACCTGCCCGTGGTTTTTAGAGTGTATGAATCCCTCAATGGCTTTCGGATTGTGTGCGTAGCCATTTCTGTGATGCCAACTGTCCGTGCCTGATGGAGAGCGCAGGCTTTCGACAGTAACTCCAATAAAGTCCTTAGACGTCTTGTGGTGTACGTGGTGTGTGTACACGTACCGGTGCTTGGTATCAGACCAATCAACCGAAGCCTCCTGGGCCATCAACAATGGAAGATCTTGGGCCTTCGCTCCGTCACCATGCGTGGTACCGATCAAGTTGTTGTGGTATCTGTAGTACTTGCGATGTGCGATGCCACAGTCAAATGTAATGTTCTCGCAGTTGTGGAACCAGCTCTGAATCACATCAGCCAGGAAGAAACCATTGGTATAGTCGTGGTTTGATGGATTGAAGCAGAAGTGCACAGGCGCTGTCTCCATAAGCAGCTCAAGAACGTGTACGTATAACTTCTTGGCAGTCAAGAAGTTCTCGTACCACATGCCGTCAGTATCCTGTGGCGTACCACTTGTAGTGGTTCTGCGTGGAGTGTCAATGTGCAGGATATCGTTTCCTGCAACGAACAAGATTTGGTCTATTTTGAATCCTGACGCTTTCTCAAGGATGCCGTGGACACCTTCGATGACACGAGCCACAGCTGTTTGTGAATCGTAATCCTCGCCAGTCTCAAAAGCGCTGGCCAGTTTGCCGATGTGTACATCCGCCGGATCAACGACAAGCAGGTGACCGTTGGTTTGCTTGGGGTATTGTATTCTTTCATATTTGTAGGCGTGTGATTGCATGTCTGAGATGACATCTTCCTTGATGTCCTCCCATGACGTTACATTAGATCCCTTGACATTGATTGAGTAGTGCTTCCCTTTGTACCAGTAGTGCGATACGTTTTCCATGGGAAGACCAACCTCTTTGCATTCTTCTTCAAGGCCTTTGTGTTTTTGTTTGTTGATGTACTTTGAAATTGCCTTACGTAGATTCTCTACGCTGCCATCCAAGCCATGCTTTTCCTTAATTGCTCTAGCAATCTCGGCTTTCGTCCCGAAGCCACTCTCAAACATCTCAAGTGCTTCCTTTTTGTAATTTGACATAATTGGTTTGTTAAATTGTGAGTTCGCTGTTATGATCAGAGCGTATCTGTCTGATTATCTCCAGCATTTTTTCGCATATGGACACGACTTCTTTATCTTCTCCGTCGGCCATAGCCTCATATAGATCAATAGACAGACCATGAAGCCCGTCCATCAACTCATTGATATAGTGTATTTTGTCTTTCATAATCGCTTAGCGAAAGGGGCCTGCTTCCGCAGACCCCGTCACTACCACATTATCAAACCATTTGAACCTAATCGTCAAACAACTTAACAAATATAATATAGATCGCTATGTTACGATTAACATGTTATACACATTACTGCACCTCGCAGGCGCCACCAGCGCACGCTGCTTCGCCCATAAGGTTGGTGTTGTCCTGGCCCTCCCTTACGTCACGCAAATCAATGTCGTGAAGCGTAGTCATCATCTGGTCGTACACCTCTTTGGTGGTTGACTCAAATGGTGTTTGAACATAGGTGCCAAGGTCCTTCGGCAAAAACGAAAGGCCGTTGTAATAATCCTTATTGTTCCATAGCCACCCTCCTACTTCTTCCCATTCACTATCATCAATAGTGACTGTAGCAGAAATATTGTGAGTATTATCTCCTGTCTTGTGGCCGGGCTTGATCCAATCAATAGAGAACTTCTTGATGCGCTCCAAGAACTGCAAAGCTGTTTCTTCATTACGCAACACCGAACCTTCTGGAGCACACTGAGGAATTGAAATCACGGCCTGCTCTGTTGGCTTGAAGAAGTCATCCTCTAGAATCTCAGGGGCATACTCCGACAAGTACTTGTACAATGGCTCTTCTTTACCAACACGAACACGACGGATATAGTATTGGTCATGCCAAGCATGGATACCGCTTGAGGTTCCGAGCACGATTGATGATGTACCGCTTGGCTTCACGCAAGTGATACGAGCTGCGTCATTGATGTTGATATCGCTAGACACCTGCTTGTTAACAGCCTTAGCCACGTCAACTGCCTCCTCCAAGTTCAGACCATTGACAGCATTAGATGCGATGCCGGTCATTCCAATGCCCAACAATGCATCTTCTTCCGTTGTACGCTGCCAAACTGGGCGCAAGTAGTGAAAGTCAGTATAAGACGCTTGGAGCGTTCCAATTACAGCTGCAGCACCCACACGTTGGTTAAGGTCGAGTTGGTCCTCTACGTCGCTTGCATTGACCTCTACGAGGTTGCAAAACTGGAAAGGCTTGAGCCCAATCTCACAACATGGATTTGTACCCCAATCTTTGTTGTGAGTAAAGTAGAACCCTGGCTCTCCGCTGTTGCTTAGCTCAACCTTCTTCCACAGATCCATGAAGTACTCGTGGCTGATCTTGTCTCGCTCCAACACAACGCTGTTGTTTGCACGTCCACGCTGTGGGTTTAGCTCCCACCAATTGCCAAACTTACAAGTCAGCATCTCGTCGTCGTTCTTGTCAAACAGGCTAATCATTGCACTGCGACGGATACCACCAGCCAACACAGAGTCAGCGATATGACACATGATGTCGTGGCATTCTAAAGGGCTAAGGCTGGTTCCTTCTTTCTTGTTCTCAAGGATGCCTTTGATTTTACCCAATGCCACACGCAATGGTCCAGGACCAGGAGCCACGCCACCACTGGTTTTCAATGGTTCGCCCTGTGCACGGATAGATCGAAAATCGAATACAGGCTCAGCACTAGACAATCCGAAGTAAGCCTTCATCAATGCCTTTACGGCATCGGCCCAACCCATCACGTCATCGCTGATCAAGAACTTGCGCTGCTTAGTTGGCTTGGAGATGCGTGGCAAACGATCAACGTGGTGACGCTGAACAGAGTACCCAACACCACAGCCAGACAATAACAAGAAGAATGCCTCAGAGAACGCACGATAGTCGTCAATGGGCAAGTAAGAACAGTTGAACAAACGAGCGTTGTTCACCTCGATGGCAGTGCCACCAAACTGCAATGAACGCATTGATGGAAGAATCTTCTTGTCGTACACCAACTTATATGCGTCCTCGATCTGGTCCTTCATGTGAGGGAACTTGCGGATGTGCATGTTCTTGTTGCGTGTGACGATCTCCTCCCAGGTCTCACGTCGTCCGATTAAATTGTTGTAGCGTGCGTACTTAGAGTACACAATGATGTCTGATAATATTTTTTGTGAGATATTCATGGTTTATATATTTCTACGTTGAATCCGTTGTCTCTCAGTTCTTTGATTCGATACTCCTGAAGGGCAGAGAGTCTCCCTTTAGCAGCCTTAATTTCAGAGAATAGAATCCCCCTCTCTGGATGCAGAGCAATCAGGTCAGGGATCCCGTTCTTGTTAGTCTTGATTAGTTTGATGACATAGTAGCCCTCCGCCTCGAGTTCTTTTATTCTCTTGGCTTGGATCTGCTGTTCTGTCATAGGGGGAACAAATTTAGCAAATCTCTTTTGAAATGCTGGAGCGTGTAGTCCTTCTTTTTATTCACAGTTTGGTAGATTTTTTCCTCAATACCTCCCTTAGCAAAGACCCAGTAAACCTTGTTAAACTTCCTGTCCTTCGTCGTCATCCTATCCCTTGCCTGCCAATAACTTGTGGCAGAAAAGTCGATATTGTAGAAGACCAAGTACTCAGCATTTCGTAAAGATATACCTTCACGTCCGCTGACAATTTGTAAAGCTATGACCTTACAATCAGTGTTGTCGAACGTTGCAATGTCCTGCGTTACATTCTCCTTTCCGAACACCTGCTTGATGGCCTCGAACTCTGCCTTGAACTTATAGAAGATTCCGATCTTCTTGCCGTCAAACTTCTTAGCGATAGCCTCGGCCTTGCTCGTGTCAGTGACCATTGAGTTGCCAGACTCGAAGATTATCGTTCCGCTAAACAGCTGGTGAAGCTTCTGCATGAGCTTAGCACCGGTATCAGCAACCACAACCTCGTCCTTGCCAGTCAACACAAGGTCCTTCTTCAGAGTCCTACACATGTTGTACGTGGATCCATTCATCTCGACGTACATCACCTCCTCCTCGATCTCACCAACGAATCCGGCCTCCTTCTGCGTATAGCTGATGGTGTATGGCTTCATGGCGTCAATGATCGATGGCCTTCCCATGGTGTAGTCTTTGACCATGCCATGACCCAGGTACCGCTGCATCACATTCACATGTTTATCAGCAAATCGATAGAAGTTTCTAAACTCAGCAAATGGATTGTTTGGGTGAACAAACACCTGGTGGTACATTTGAGAGAACGACTCTGGCGTTGGTGTCCCAGACATGAAGATGACCTTAGACCTGTTCTTTGCTACCAGCTCCTTCACTTGCTTTGATCGCTTGCTCGGCTTTGGGAACGCACCCATTGTGTGAGCCTCATCACACACGATCACGTCCCACTTCACATCAGGAAGCTTATGGATGCTTTCGTAGTTCATGATGAACAAAACAAACGAAGGGCACAGCATGTTGCAGTCGTCAGCGATCGAGCTCATAGCCTTCTTCTTCGTCAAGAACAACACGTTGTCTGCCTTGACCCTATCACATATTGACAATGATGTCAATGTCTTTCCTGTACGAACCTCCATGGACAGATACAACATACCACGAGAGGCGAGGACAGCCGCCCCTTGCGAAGCGATGTCCTCTTGATAATCTCTAAGTTTCATAAATTAAAATTCAATATCACCATCTTCCTCAACCTCTTCGTCAGGGGTCTTGATCATAATGGTTTTGCCTCTTGCGTTTCTGCTCTCCAATGGATCGTTGCCAAATACAAATCGAGTGTAGGCCGTTAGCCACCTTGACATCTGACGTGTAGAGATAGCGTACTTTCCACGACCACCAAAGTCAGGGTACTCGGTAGTGAACGAGTTCATCAGATCAGCTACGTTCAAATACGTGTTGTACTTGAACCTAGTACCAAGCTCGTCCTTACACCAGTCTGCGAACTCTTTGCATGTCTCTGCATGGAACTTACGCTCCTTCAAGTTGACAAAGTCACTCTTGACCAGGCCATGCTCAAGGTACATCTGAAGACAACTGATCATGTAGTTATCAAACCTACACCACTCGTCCTCGTCCCAGTCACTGAACAGCATACGTCCAAACTCTTCGAATGGCGTATAGTCCTTTGAATAGAACTTCTTGAACTCCAGCTCCCACTTTCTCCTCTCGAATGAGTTACCGGATCCCTTGATGGCATAGTTCGTTGTAATGACAATCTTCGGTGACCTTTCAAATGGTATTTTAATTGCGTCCTTATTCTTCTTCTCAAGCGTTATCCCCTCCGTTACGATAGAGAACAACCTCTCGAAGTCAAAGTGCTTTCTAACGTCGTCAAACGTCAGCACTTGAGTGTCTGCCGATACCAATTGGTATGCAAACGATCGCTCGAAATTAAACGCTTTGCCATCAATGGTCACCATCTTTTTCATCTTGCCGATGGCATTGACAAAGATACCCTTACCAGTTCCACCTTCAGGCTGGTCAGATATCACCTCGTCATTGATGATCACAGCAGGAGAGTACGACAAACGCTTGTGCCCGTGCAGTAGGTACCCGATGGTACTCTCAATGGATCCTACACGCTCGCCATCCTTTCCGCTGATGTTCTGTATGAACTGCTTGAAGTCACACTTCGTGCTGTTGCACACCTCGAAGTCACGATCAATCACCTGATCCTTCCACACAAAACCATTGAGATCTATGTAGTCGATGATCCGTACGTCGTCCTTCTTTATCTGAACGGCACAGTTTCTAAAGTACAGGTACGATATATCTGCTGTGTCTTGCATGAAGTATACGTCAACAGGCGACAACAGCTTCAGATAGTCCTCCTTGAAGTACTTGGTCTTGTCAGCGAAGTGATTGTACACCGACATATCACCAAGCTTCTCTAGATAGCTCAGTACAAAGTCCTTGATGATATCTTCCGAAGTACTCGATATAAGGCTATTCGTAACCCTAACGAAGATAAACGCATCAGACCCATCCGGCCTATATTTCCTAAACCCATTGCTTTCTAAGAATTGTTTGAACAAATGTGGAGCGATGCTGACGACGCCTCTGTCACTTCTGGTCCAGAACTCGGAAACACCCGAGTCTTCCTCTGCAGTTCGAATGACATTATCAATAGCGGAATCTTCAACTCCAGCATCCCTAAGCTGAGTCCGCAGTTCTTTTTTTGGCACACCTCCTCTGATTTGTCTCTTGACATTATCAATGGTGTCAGTGTCCTCAAAGCACTTTGTGTTAAACTTCTCCGTTGCTCGGTATGCGCTCTCAACAATGGTCTTGATCTCAGACGCAGGGAACCCGTCGTGCTGGTACCCAGCCATGACAAAGTGTGCCATGTCCTTGTTGATGCCAAAGTCATTAAACGCAGCGGCAAGCTTGAATAGGTTATTGTTACGCTCACCTACCACGACACCAAACTTCTTGTCCCACCAAAGGGTAAGGCGTCTAACGATCTCGTTGCTGTCCTTAATCTTTATTATTGGTGCGGAAGAAGAAACGTCATACTGCTCGTACTCACGTTCAACAATACCGGTCCACGTCAGGCTGTCCTCGTTGATGAAGATCATAGGGTCGTATGACTCATAGCATACACGGCTTATGTTCTTACAGCTCTTGTCGAAGTACTCAGAGTCATAGTGATTCTGAAGGCCCTCGAAGTAGTCTCTATGCTTGTCAGGATCAGCCGGTATCTTGACCAAAGCCTTTAGCCCGTTTCCGCTTGGAGACGTAAACACACTAAACGTGTACTTGTCCTTCATCAATACCTCACGCATGGAGCCCATCTCTGTGCGTCCAGGGAAGTTGTCAAAGTCAAGACAGATAAGGCCACTATGCTTAACAAGGGCCTTGTCTTCTCTCTTGTTGAACTCGCCAGAGAAACACACGGCAGGAAGCTGCTGTTTGATCAAGTTCCTCTTAGTCTTATCCTTCTCTGCTCGGATCTTAGACACAACATCCTTTGACTTGCCGTCACGGATGCGATCCAATACGACCATCACGTCCCTAAAGAACGGGGTCTCTGTGTCTTTAATGTCTTTAAATATCGTTACGTTCATTTGGTTTGATTAAAAGGGGCCCCGAAAGGCCCCGTGTGAAACTTAGAATGGCATGTCGTCATCCAGCTGCGGCTGTGGCTTAGGCTTTGGCGCCTGCTGCTTGCTCTCGGCTGCAGCAATCTTGCCATCAGTCCAAACAACCTTGCCGCCACCCACATAGGACTTGGCTGACTTTTGGTCACGCTCCTCCTTTGTTTGTGAGTGGTAGACGCTTGCGTTCTTTCCGTAGTCGTTGGTCTCGTCGTTTACAGAGATGGTAAGGTCCAAATACTTGGCACCATTCTTACCTTCGACGATTCGTGATTTGTCGATCTTAGACAGATCGAGTGAAATTGTTACTAAACTTGACATATAAAATTAATTAAAGGGTTTCTTGAATAAAATACTGGGACAATTTTTCTGTGGCTCCTGGTGCAAAGAACTTATTATACACCTCGATCGCCTTGTACACCTTCTCACGCCCAGCGTCTAAGAAGGCTTCGCTGCACTCAAACAATCCGGTACGGCATGTCTTCTTCTCGATGACAATGAATACTAACGGAACACCGAACAGCTGATTGTATATCCACGCCTGTGAGTCGTAGTTATACTTTCGTGCCGACCACTTGAAGTCGTCGATGTTGCTCGTGGTCTTCAGGTCCACTATATAGTCAGCGGTAAGCACGTCGGCCTTTCCCTTCCACATGGTAGACTTGATCTCCCCGATGGCAGGCTCCTCGAACTTGGCACCTTCAGCGTACACCATATCAAAGAACTCGATGTTGCCTTGGATGGTGTCGACCATTCTGTCTAGGTCAGCCCTCTCGCTTTCCAACAGCAGGATGTCTCCACCAGCGGCTTCTTTGTACTTGTTGGTTGAACGTGTTGATGCATCAACGAATTGAAAGTTCACCAGTTTCTCAGGCTCCAATAAAGCCGTGTGGAAGTATGAGCCCTCCACCATCGGAACGGTTTTGGGCTTGTCCTTCCTGAACGTGAACGGATCTTTTAATAGAGAACCAATATCAGAGTTGGATAAGTACTTCTTGCCTTCTGCTCCGTAGTAGTTCTCATCGGACCTAAGCAAGTTGATGGTACTCATTGTAAATCTCTGCGTTGGTCTTGATGTCTAACTTTCCTTTCTTGGCCTCGATCGCCTCTAGGACCTGATCCCATGTCTCGCCACGCTTTTTGGCAGCGGTCATGAACTTGGTCAATGCCTTTCGGTCAATGACTCCGGCCTTGTCTTTGTCTTCTTGAGTGGCAACTCTGAATCCGTCCTTCTTCATCTGCTCAGCGGCAGACTCAGCGGCAGACTCAGGCATGTCCTCTCCGGCATAGATGTACAGACCCAGACCGTGCATAGCGATAGCCTTGGTGGCTGATCGTTGGATGGCTTTGTTTACATCAAATGATGTAACACGCTCCAATGGAATGGCGTTGTTGCGCATGTCCATGATCGGCAGGTAGTCGATGTGCTCTATGCCATCGATCTCAACACCGACCTTCACCCAGCATGTCTTGCCGTCTGTGAAATAGTTGTTTCCGCTTGGATCTTCGTACACCTTGCGCTGTACGTTTGGAAAGTGTTTCTTGACCTCTGCCCAGGCATATGCCCAAGACAGATAGGTTTGGTTTCCCTTTTTCTCGGTCTTGTCGTTTACGTTAATAGCGGATAAGACTTCGTAAACACTTTTTTGGTTTGATTTTTGGTTTTCCATTTTATTTAGATATTTTTAATAGTATTAGGTATCCAATCAGGTCCATTACAGAATCTTCAGTATCGTCCGATTGTTGGTTCATTATTCTATTAAGCTTATCGTCTATTCTAACTTTAAGCTGTTCTTTTGAGTCGGCCTTCGAAAAGATCCTTGATGGGTTCATCGCAGAATCGCCGTACTTTCTGTTTTTTTCAATAAGCAAGCTTTTTATTTCTTCGCACGCTATTGTTATTTTTTCTTCTGTTGTCATTTTAATTATAGTTGATTGTGCATGGCTGGAAGTAGTCCACGATGGCATCATGATCGATGTCAAAGATGTCTGCTTGAACATGTCCTTCATCTGTCTCGGTGTGAGCGAACATGACCTTGACGGAGTCGCTATCGATCGATACGTGATGGCAGTAGATGAATCTCTTTTCATGTTCAATGTACAAAAATACCCCAGCCTTTAGTTCCAACGCAAGTGAAGTTGTCAACAAGTTATCAATCATGGTACATTAAAGGTACTATCTTTTTGGGATATATCCTTCAATTCTGTACAATGAGTCGATAATTACAGTGTCTCCAACGCTCATGCGCTCAGGCAGTCTCATCCGGCCAGTCTGGCCAGTGGCTGAGTCCTTGAATGCGTACTGGTAACCGCCAATCTCCATGGCGAATACAGATAAAATTACTAGTGTTTTCATTTTGGTATTGTTATTAGTTATTAAAAGTTCCTGTCTCACCATCAATATGTGGATCTGCCGAATACCCGTCATAAGTTCCGTCAGGGTTAAAGTAGTGATACACGCCAGCTGAATCCCTTAGTATCAAAGCATAAATCTCTGATTTTGCTGAACTCCACACTATGGGTAGGGTTATTTTCACCTCATCCAGTCGTATGTTGGATGTTCTTTCTTGGTCTTTCATTTCTCTTTTGTGTATTTATGTCTATCTCCTTTAAGTACATTCTCTGATTGACTAATGCGCTGAAGATTATCTAATCTATTGTTTAATACATCTCCATCTATGTGGTCAATGACATTAAATCTACACCCGTCAGGCTCAGTTCCGTTAAATGAATTAAATACAGCGGTATGTACATAGATGGTTGACTTAACATCGTTTTCGCTTATTGTAAAGAGTTTGTACCCGTGTTTATTGGTAGCCGTATTCAACACCTTACCCTTTTGTTTCATCTTCCCGTATCTGGAATGTGGCACAACTCTTTCAACGCTTCTAACATTTCCTGCGTCACTCACCTCGTAGTAGTCTGAGCAATATAGTTTAGTCCAGTTCTCCATTTCATTTAGTGTTAAAGGTTTCGTTGTAGTATCGTTGTGATCCAATTACATATTCATCTTGAATACCAAATATATAAGCATCCATAATAACCTCTTTCTCTTTCTCAAGCATTGACTCAATCTTCTGCTCAATCATTCTTGGCCAGTCTAAATCCATTGGCAGGGTTGCCCTAACCCATTCCAACATTTCTTGCATTGGTGTTTGTTTCATTTTATGTTATAAATATCTCTGCAATTTTCACAAAATGCCATAAAGTTTTGCATGGCACTCAGCTTAACGTCTTTGTTACCACCACACTCAACACACCTTAGATCAGACGAACTACTCATAAATGTCACGCACTCTTTTTGAGTTCCCTTAAAAAGTACTTGGTCATTGAAGTCAAAGACTTGGTACTCGTCATCGAATGGTTGTAGGCTAACTAGTTTCATTTCTATTTGGTTAAAGTTTTCGTTGTAATATTGTTCTGCTTGATCATTAGTCCATTGTGTGTGTGGAAATTTATCAAATACTCTTTGACCCTCAATGTGAGCATCCATAATCACCTCTTTCTCTTTCTGGAGCATTGATTTACACAATCTAATAAAGTGCTCTTTTACTTGAACCATTTGATTGGCGTGTTGAACCATATATAGTTCATAACTCAACGGGTTGTCTTGAACGTATTTGTCATCAAGCATCCAAGTTTCTAAATGCTCAATCAACTCTTGCATTGGTGTTTTCATTTCTCTTTTATTTTTATTTATTCCCGTTCGGGTTAATATGCGCCTGTTTTTAATCATTTGCGCCCGTTTTTAGACTTTCCACAACTCATAGGTTGAGTTTAGTGTGTTGAATTTCACATAGTCATCCTTCTGATCTACTATCTCGGTTACCTTAGTGGTTAGCCATGTGAATTGCATTCTGTGAGGATCCAGCATACATGACCTGCCAATAGCTGGCTCATCATGTTGTACCTTGAAAGTTCCATCCTCATTCCACTCAATCCAGCCAATCTGTCTTCCATGATGAGTTAAGCCGTCTTGTTCACGGACTAGCCTGTATGTAGGCTCAATATCCATTGGGATTTTTGTTTGATTTAGTTTACTCATAATATTTATCGGTCAAAGTTGGGCTATATATCGGTCAATTATAGCCCATACTGACTGAATTTAGCTAAATAGCGTCAGTTAAGTGACGGAATTATCATCTCCAAATCGTGACCGATCCTTTGCATACTTTAGGGCTGCTTCGTATGTCGGGAATGTGGCCTCAACATTTTGGTTGACGTAGACCCTCCACAAAGGGATGCCGTTGACTTTGGCTTCTACAATTCTGACGCTTAGCATATGGTTTAACAAATTTAAAATCAGTTACATGCGCCTAATACACAACTTGTTCACAATCGATCCCGTGCATGATCAGCATCCCGATCCCACGCAGGTCACGATAGGTTACCTTGTAGAAAACCTTCCCGATGCCGGCCTGTATGATCAACTTGGCGCAGTCCACGCAAGGCGAGTGGGTCACATAAAGATGGGCACCATCACTAGACGACACCGACCTTGCGCACTTGGCGATGGCGTTCGACTCAGCGTGGAGCACCTCCTCCCTCGTTCTTCCACTATCATCTTCGCATATGTTAGGCCAGCCCGATGGGGTGCCGTTGTACCCGATGGCAATCACATTCCCATCCTTGACAATGACAGCCCCAACTTGGGCCCTCTTGCAGTATGACTGGCCAGCGACAAGTTCAGCCATCTTCATGAACATGTGTAGATGTGCCTCCCCGCAATCTGCTTCAGTAGTGTTGACCTCTCCGCTATGACTGATATGCCCTGTGGTATTTGGTAGAAACTCGTACCCTTCCCGTTTGGCCGTACATAGTAGATTGGGCTCTCGAACTCTAGTTCCTCGAAGTGCTCGACAGCAGTGAACTCTGCCTCGCCCTTGTCCTCGTGCTCAAACCAATGACGCTTGGGCACAATATCAAATCTTCTTCCTCTCATTTTACTTGTGTTATCTTGTTTACATAATCGCCAGGAGCAGCGTACTTGCCGTCGATGTTCTTCAGGTATCGGTTCTGAATCCGGACATAGTCCTTCAGGCAGTCACGATAGGATCGGTACACGCAGTGGTCTCGGTTCTTCCCGATGACATACTTGGATCGGCTGGTCTTGATTCCAGCCAAGTTGAAGTTCTCTCTGCAGATGGCCGACTTGAAGTGGCCACTCTCAATCTTGAACTGAGCCAGTGCCACATTCGGCAGCACACACCCCAACTTCACCAATTCTGACGTGATGGCTGAGTCAGTGAGCGGCATGGGATCAATCTTTATCGTATCCCTGTGGATCATGTGAACGACCCTAGTGCTAACCGATGTCTTCGATGTCGCTATCGCTAACGCTAAAAGCAAATTCATTGTTAAAGATACCCACAACAATCTTCTGCAAGTATTCGCGGGCTTCATCGTCAAGGACTCGTCGTCCCAAAGCATTAATTTTTTCATGATGGTTTCTAATTTCTTGTAATAATGATGTGCGTCTTGTCTTGTACTTCTCGATAGTCGACGCATTCTTCGAGTTTTGTATGTTCCGGTTGGCCACCTTCACCCACTGCATGAGCGTGTGAATGGAGATGAGCCGTGCCCCAATCTCGAACCCATACACTCGCATCCATGACTCTTGGATGTAGGTCAGTGGACCATAGAAGTCTCCGCCTATGCGGGTGTTCTTCAGTGTCAACTCTCCGGTCTCTCTGTCCCGTGAGACCTTGATCCCGTAGTTGATGAAGTAGTCGCTGCCGTTGTGATGGAATATCTGCTCGTACTCCGATGCATTTATCCACAACTTGCTGTCGTTCATGAATCCAGTGGCAATCATACCAACTCCTCCCCGATTCCAATTAACTCAGCGATAAAGAACGCAGCGGCCATAGCCTCTAGTCCCATTCCGTTAATGAACACAGCCACACAGCCCAACAGGCGGATGAGGCTCTTGCACACGCTCAAGATGAGGTGCATCAGTGCATCAGGGTGCATCATATAGCCACCTCCTGTTTGTTGTATGCGTCGTAGACGACACGCTGTCGTAACTCTAGGGCCTCGTTCACTGCGTCTGTCATGGTTGGATATTCTTGCATGATAGAAAGTTCAACAGAGGATCCTAGAACGCGTCCACGGAGGAATATGGTCTCGTCCTCCAACATGTCTAGATTGGTGACGATGATGCTATCCTTCTCGAATAGTGAGTCGAGAGAGAACTTTGATACCGGCACCACGACGGGTGTCGATGCTTGGATGAAGTATCCGTTGCTAGGGTTAAACTCTTGGGTCTCCATGTTGTACATGGCCTCGCCCTTGCTGATGATGGTTCGGTGAAATGTTAATACATTGCTCATTTTGTTGATGGTTAGGTCTGTTTCTTTTGAGAAGATCTTGTTGTACACGACATTCTCGTACTTGTAGTTCTTGGGTAGTGCTTTCCAGTTCTCGACAGCCTCGACTGCGTGAATCACGGTTGAGTGATCACGGCCAAAGAACTTGCCGATCGACTTCAGGGTGTGGCCCTGCTGTCGTAGGTAATACATGAGTGACTGACGAACAATCACATGGTCTCTTAGTCTGCGTCCGCTGTTGATAAAGAACTCGATGTTCATACCCATGTGGTTGCGGACAGCCTCTCTTACTTTTTGTTCAATTTCCATTTTTCTAAATTTTGTGTGTACTCGTTGAATCCGTCAACATACGGGTCCCGTGGGGGACATGGTCTTGGTGGCACCTCGTGGACTACATTGCGTCTGTTGATGCGTCGTTGGATGTGCCATTTGATAAATGCTTTAATCGTTCTCATAAAATTCATACATGAAGTGTTCGACAACATCAGCGAAGTTGACGCCTCGGATGCTGTGCCACAGGTCAGGGTCCCAGTCCATCACTTGCGTAAGGCGTCCCCTCATCTCAAAGGCAGCGTCCGACCTGTCGAGGTCGCTGAAAAATACTCTGTCGCATACAAGTTTTACTGATGCCATCAGCTGGGTGTGCGACTCAATGTGTTTGATTAGTCTTTCGGTCATGGTTGAGCGAATTAAGTAGTCTCTCATGCGTGCATGAGAGAATGCTGAAATGCTGTTTCAATCTCCCTTTTTTACTTTTTATTTCTTTTATTCTTTCTATGTTTTAATTTTTCTAGAAATGGGAAATAAAACAGCATTTCTACATTTTAGTAAGTAAGTTATTGAAAGTTAGTTAATTACACGATGCTGTTTTGAATGCTGTACGATGCTGTTTTAGACGAAACAGCACTGACCAACACAAGATTACTTTAGTAGCCTGACAATAGCGTGACATTAGAGGTCTATCGATCGATTTTGTGCCAAATCCCAAACAGCATTTTGGTTGTTGCTCAGACCATAGGCAAGGGCCTCTTCTAGGGTCTCAAAATGTAGACTGATGTCAAGGTACCACGACTCGGTCTCTTGGTCAAACCAACACCCAAGGTAGGTCTCTCCGTCAGATAATATGTCTGCATTGAATAGGGTGTATAGTTTGACTTGGTTGACTAGGTCTTGGCCATTGCGGACCTCCATCTCGTGTCCCTCCATGGATGCCATGTAGCCGTGGCTCGGTGCCTCCTCTCCGGTGGTGATGTTGTAACTGAAGCCGGTATTGTTGGCCTCAGCGTTGCGGGATAGTGCTAGTAGATTGCTCATTTTACAATTAGGTTGTTTACTTTGGTTAATGTTTGCAAGTTGATGAGTCGGTAGTTCTTTTTGCTCATGTCCCACACGCACAGGTACCCGAGTTCTTGTGGGTCGTATGCCCGTGGCTTTGCGTTTTCTTTCAGGCCTTTTACTACGCCTGAGCGTCCATGGAGACGGCGGGTTGTGCCGTCTTTCTTAGTGAATTCGCAAGAGAAGAAGCGTCCACTCTTGATAATTTGGATTGATTGTTTCTTGTTCATAGTTAAAATTCTTCGTCGGTTGATAATAGGCTGATGCTAGTCAGCGTGGTGTTGGTCTCCTCGTCGTAAAGGTCCTCGAATACATGGCCGATGCTGTGCACATCAGAGTTCAGGTCGTAGCGGAAGTTTACACTTAGGTCGTCAAGGCTCACGCCATGCTCGATGGCGAGTTCTTGGATTTGGCGAATCAGTTTAGATGCGTTCATAGATGTTGTTGTAGTAGTTGATTGAGTTCTGGATGGTGCCAGTGGTTCCCTCTTGGAGCTCGTCTCGGCTTGGAACCTTGTTGCCGTAGGCGTCATAGAATGCTTTCTTTGGTAGGAAACATGCACCTGACTTGAGCATACTCATGGCAAGTCGGCCCGTTGAGCCTTCCATTTGCCACGCTGTGCCGTTGTCGATGAGTCGTTGGATCGGGGCGTACCCCATGTCTTGTTGGATTGTTCGAATGTCTTTGATTTTCATGGTAGTTTAATTATTTCGTAGTACTCATAACCCTCTTCAGGGTCGCTGTTTAAATGTTCGCACAGCAAATCTGCATCTCCTTTGGTCATCTCGGTTGAGATGAACTCGGGCCATCCGGTCATATCGAAACCGATGATGGCCCACTTGTTCAGTTCTCTCATATCTCGTTCCATTTAGGGTCTTCTAGGTCGACCATGACTTGCATGGAATCTTCTAGGTCCTCGGTCCAAATGGTCACCCATACTAGGTCGCCAATTATTGTGGCGTTGTACCCGTTTTCTTCTAGGTATGCATGGACGGCCTCTGCCTTGCTCATGGCGACGAACTCTCTGTATTCCTCGCCATCGTTGAACTCTTGGATAGACTTGTAGTCGGTGCCAAAGTGCTCGTTGTGCTCTTGAATCATTAACTCCACATCTTGGAAGGTAAGGTTCACGACGAGAGCATCTGCGTCGTCTGTTTCGTTGTAATAAAATTTCATGGTTATATTTCGTTTTCTAGTTCATGGTTTGCTGTGTATAAGTGCCCGTCTACCCATACTGAGATGACATTCCCTTGGTTGTCTCGAACAACACGGGTCTGCTCAGTTGTTACATGGTGGTTGTACTCGTGTTGGTGGACCTCTCTCTCACTATCATCGAAGCACTCTGCAACAAGGTCGTCGATGTGAAACTTGTACTGGGCCAAGTTGTCGGCCAAGGCCTTGTCGCCATGGTCGAGAGCGGCCTCTATGTCTTGCTCTAGCCACTCGCTTAGGTCCTCCAAGGTGTTGACGATTTGGCTGTCTGTACTTCTCGTGAATGAGAATAGGTTGAGCGCAAGGCTCACGATGAAGATTGTCTTTTTCATAATAGTTTGATTTAGGGTTGGTTATAGGTACTTGGTCCTGATTTCTTTTTTGATTACATTCATTCGGTCCTTGGCGATTTGCTCTTCGGTCCAAGAGTCGTCGTCGTCGTTCCGATAGGCGGTTACTAGGGCGTCTAGCCATTCGCCAATGGCGTACGCCTCGACCAACTCAAACCTAGCGTCTAGGTACATGGTCACTAGTTCTTCGAATGTGACTCGCTTCGAGAGGTCCTCGACCTCCATGGCGATTACTTCAGGCTTGAGTTTCATTCTCCGTCCTCCTCTCGATTTTGTACGCTGTCCAAAGAGTCAAAGTACTCGGTGATTAAGTCCCATGCGGCATCTGCCTTGCTTAGGTCGTTGTTCAGTTGCAAGACATCTAGCGTCGCCAGAATCATTGCGGATTCGATTTTTGTTAGCATAGTTTGATTTTTTGTTGATGGCTCGATGCCATAGGTGTTGTTGTTGTCGAATGAATGGCCTTCGTCAATCAAAGATTCGCTCAAGTCGTCATAGATTTGATAGACCTCATGATTTGACTGGTGGAGTGATTTCGCTTCAGATGCGTCAACTATGTGCCATGTGAAGTTGTCTGGGGTTGTGATTGTTTTTTTCATAATAGTTTGATTTATGTTTGGCTCCCCACCTAGGTCATGAGCCTTCGCCTTCTATAGGTGGTGGGGATGGGTGCTACCCGTGGAAATCTAGGTCGGGGTAGACATGGATGGTGTCGGGGTCACCGAACTTGGTCTGGAACTTGTAGAACAAGTCGCCAAGGTCGTTGCCTTGCTTCTCATGCCACTTGCAGAATTCGTCGAAGCGGTAGCGTGGCACGACCAAGTAGCCCATGTCGTAGTTGTCGTATTGCAACTCGGGGTCGGGGCTGATGTACTGCGTGTGAAGGTTGCTGTCTCTGTAGAACAAGCGGTGGTCCCTTCTGAAACTTACGCCTTCCATTATCCGAAGATGATTAAGGCGAACAGACATGCCGCAAGAGCGGGTAACAAGGCTAAAAAGCCAACTAGGGTTTCTTTTAAATCTTGATTCATGGTTAGAAAATTTGAATGGGTTCGAAAGATGTTGATACGAATGTGTTGTCTACTAGGTCTGCGACTTGGAATTGGCGTTCATCAAGTTTGTTGCACAAGGCCTTGGCTTGATGATGGTGAAGGCCTTTCTTCACAAGGCCAATCTTTTCGCCTCTGAAGAACTGCGCTACACCCCATCTTGGGGGTAGTTCAGTCACTACCCAATCGCTGTCGTAGTTCAGTTCCTCGACAGCAAAATCTGTCACCTCTCGAATATCGAATCGGTACACATTGCTGCTTACCTTGTCGATGCGAATCAGTGGCTTGAAGCCTTGAAGAGCGACGATTAAGTTCATGTGCTCGTCGATGAATTCTTGTGGGTCGTAGCCCTCGTAATAAGTTACTAGTTTGTTCATGGTTATTAATAGTTAGTCCAATCGTCTGATTCGTCGTTGTTAAGGTCGGTAGCAATTAAGATGTTCTCGATGTGAGACCAAGCGTAGTCGGCCACATCAGTGGGTCGATAAAGGTCGAAGCCATTGTCGATGGCCCATGCCTTAAACTGACGGGCGTCCTCCTCAGCGAATGCCAAGCGGCGCTTCAGTTCGTTGATTTGCTTGATGGCGTCACTCAAGGTGGCGGCCAATTCTTGTTCGGTCATTTTGTGATTTTTCATCTTAGTTTGATTAGGTTTGGCTCCCTGAGTGAGTCATGAACTCTCGCCGTCTTATGGGCTCAGGGAAGGTTGTGGTTAGTACCACTCGGTGTAGTAACACATGTCGTCGGCGTAGGCCGCCTCGATGATGTCGGCGTTTGACATGGTGGCGGGGTAGCCGCATGACTCTCTAAGGTACTTGGCCGCAAGGTCGGCGTCGTCGGTGTAACGGGCGCCATCTGCGATGCAAAAGCCCTCATTGAAAACCTTGCCCGTCCAAGAGCAGACACGATGGTCGTCTGCGTCTTCTGAGTGGGTGAACAAAAGTGTCGTAGACCTGATGAACTCGACAGCCTTGTCTCTAGTCTCAAATGTGTCAAGCAGTTCGCCTGAAAGGGCATAGTATGCCGACCATGTCAGGTTGAAATTTGGGGTTAAGATTACTTCTCTCATGGTGGTTTAGTATGTGATAATGTGGTCGGTTGAGATTCCAATTGACTTGCAAGTATCGAAGCCTTGCTCAGTTAGGCAGAACATGTAGCCCATGTCCATTCCCTCGTAGGCGTCGTAGACTAGGCCCTTCTTGATGAGCGACCCTAGGACGCCCTTCTCTTGGTTGCCGCAGACCTCTTGAAAGCCTGAGTAGTTGTCTTCGGTTTGTTCCCACGCTACCTTTTCCAAGGTGGCAGTTTCTAGTTGTGTTAGATTTGTCATAATAGTTTAGATTGGGTTGGCTCCCCGCCTAGGTCTCGAACCTACGCTGTCTCTCAGTGACGGGGATGGGTGGTTAGTCTCGGTTGATGCTGTAAAGCATGTGCCAAAAGTCATCCAAGAATCCATCAACATCGTTGAATCGTTGTGCGATTGCTTGGTCGCTGTCGTCAGACCAATCGTCGTAGGTCTCTCTCATCCTGTCTGAGATTTTGTACTTGGCGTGGAGCCTACGCATCTTGTCGCAGACAGCAGCGATGTCATTCTCCATGGATAGGAGTTGTTTGTCGGTGAACTTTTTCATGGTGGTATTGTTTGTCAAAGACGCCCGAGGGCGTTTCGGCTATTGAAGCCTCATCAGTTTGACTTAGTTTTTAAAACTTGACAAATAGTGGTCTACATCGTCTTGGTTCAATCCAAAAAAGACCTCAATTTCGCCATTTGGTTTTTTGATTTTAACAATGTGTCTTTTGAAATTCCAACAGGCATTTGGCATTTCTACATAGTTCTCAATTACTTCAATCGTGTTGTTTTGTTCGTTGTTCATAATGGTTTAGTTTAAGTGGCTCCACAAGGCCCGACTCGAACGGGCGGCAAACCTATTGGCTTGGGAAGTATGTAGTGCTCACCTAGTGGCGTTAAGGTGTGGGTGGAGGGAGCCATCCCTCGGCACTATGCAATAGTATCAGTAAGTCAAAGAGCGGTTGTTGATGTAATTCAACGATACAAAGTTGGGGAGAGGTTTTGACTCCACCAAATTTTTCTTGAAGAAATGTGGAATTTAGAATGATTCTAAATAATACTCATTGAATATCAATCAGTTAGCCCTAAAAAAAGTTTTATGCAAAATGAGGGCCTAAGGGACTAAGCACATGTGGGGCTAGGTTTTTGGGGCGAAGTTGAGGGGCTCGAGGGGGTAAACCCCTCCTTCTAGGTGGTAGGAAGTGGGGTAAGGTGGGGCTAGGCGGGGCCGAGTGGACCTGCTCACTGCTGCCTATTTAGATTGATTCTAAATAGTTTACTGCTAGACGATGGGCCTAGACGGGGCAAAATTGCGTGGCCATCCTGTAGCAGTTTGTGTAGTTTGGCGGGGCTAGGTGGTGTGGCCTAGGTGACCTAGGTAAGCCCTACCGACGGGCCAACCAAAACCCCAAAAAATCGGGGAAGGCCGAGCGAAATCCCGACCCCCCCGGTCGAAAAAAGTCGGTTTCCGGATCGGGCGGGTGGGCGTGAAATTATACTATTACCCTCAACCCCTACATTTGCGACATGGTTATTTCTATAGAATCCCGACTCCGCTACGGCCTACTGCTAGGCTTCCAGTTGTACAATCCTGACGACGAGGATCCGTACTATGAGATTGTAATCGACCTTTTGGTGGTCCGTTTGAGCTTTGCTTGGATGCCAAAGATGGATTAAAAAATGCTAAAACATTTTGGACAAACTCCATCGCAATAATGCGATAATGACATTTCTGTGACATAACATTATGTTAAGTAGTGCTGTTTCACGGTTTCACGGACAAAACAGCACTATTGTACATTTAAAACAGCATCGTGTAACTTATTGATTTTCATAGAAATACTTTTTTCAATGCTCTAATGCTGTTTTTTTTACAGTTTTCAGAAAATTTAAAAAGTATAAAAGAAGAATAAAATAAAAAAGAAAAAGAGAGCTTCAAAACAGCATTTCTACATTATTTACTTCAAATGAAAAAAATCCGTATATTTGCTCCATGTACAAATGCATGCTAACAAACAGATCATTCACTGACGTGGTTTCATACTGCAATGAAGTTGGTTTATCTACGTCATCCTTCTACTCGATGATGGAAGGTTATACCAGAAATATGTCGTTTGTCATCAAGGCGAATAGTTTTGGAGATGCTGCTCTATTGAAGAGGATCATTCAGATCAACGCACTTTCAAGATCAAGGGCTATTGTTGATACATCGACTGGTCGTGTATGGAAGAGCATGGCCGCTCTTCTGAAGGATGGACATTCATACGACCACAAGACCATGGTTTCAATAACGGATATGTTAAAGGAGCGTGGCCTATATGAGGAGCCAAGGAAGTATGAAAAGAAGAAGTCTGGTCGTCCATCAAGGCCTGTTGTTAACCGTGAGACTGGAGAGGTTGTTGATAGCCTAACAAAGCTTGCTGATGTTCTAGGCTGTAGCATTGGGCATCTCCATAACAAGCTCAGTGTTGGATCATATTTAGGATGGTCCTTTAGCGATAGTGAACTGTAGGTATTACCTTTGCCTTATGGATATCAAAGACCTCAACCTAATCCAAAGTCCATTGGATGCGTCACAGTACGTGAACGAGACAACGACGAAGAATCAAATTGTATTGCACCATACTGTGAGTGGTCCTGACGCTGCCAAGGTGGTTCGGAGTTGGAACGCCAACAAGGAGAGAATTGCCACGTGTGTGGCGATCTCAAGGAACGGTGAGATCCACCAGGCATTTCCTTCGAGCAAGTGGGCCTATCATTTGGGATTGGGCACGAAGCACTTCACCAAGGTTGGTCTCCCGTACCGCAATTTGGACAAGACTACTATTGGCATCGAGTTGTGTGCGTTTGGTTGGTTAAAGTACGATGCAGGCAAGTTCTATAACATATATGGAGGAGAGATTAACTCGAACGAAGTAGAAGAATTAGAGACCCCATACAAAAACCATAGGTTTTGGCATTCATATTCAAATGAACAAATTGAATCTACGATCAAGCTGATACAATACTGGTCTAAGAAGTATGATATACCAGCTGTATACAACGAAGACATGTGGGACGTTAATAAAGATGCAATGTCTGGAATTCCAGGTGTTTGGACTCACACAAGTTATCGTTACGATAAAAGCGACTGCTATCCATCCTCAGATCTCATTAATGCGTTGAAGTCTATATGATTGTTTACAGACACATAAGGATTGATAATAATGAGCCATTCTATATTGGAATAGGGTCTAAAAAATCAAGAGCGTTTTCCAAGGACAGTAGAAACCCACTGTGGAAACGTGTTGTTAAAAAAACCAAATATCGTGTAGATATACTGTTTGACGATTTGACAAAAGAAGAAGCCTGTGAAAAAGAAAAAGAGTTTATAGCCTTGTATGGTAGAAAGAACTTAGGAACTGGAACGCTGTGTAATCTTACTGCAGGCGGAGATGGTACTGTCGATCTTGTTATATCTAAAGAAACAAAGAAGATATGGAAAGAACAGAGAAAAGGTTCTGGAAATTCCATGTATGGAAAAACTCACACGGACTCAACAAAAGAAAAAATATCAATAGCAAACAAGGGAAGAAAAATGACTGAAGAGCAGGTTGCCGCGATGTCAGAAAGAGCTAAGGGCCGTGTTCTTAAAGAATCATCAAAAGAAAAGTTGTCTATAATGAGGAATACTCTTGTGGAGTCTTTTTGTTATAATGGACAAGTTCCATTAATAAACGATGAGACTGGAGATGTGATACCATCGATAAAGAAGTTTTGCAAAAAATTCAACATGCCAAGCTCAACCGCAAAAAGAAGAATAAAGAACGGATGGGTTGATAAGTCATTTGGGTATAGAAAAATGACAGACACAGAGATTGAGGCGTTGAAGGGGATCTAGCCAGACCTAATAAGATTTCATCTTCTCAGGAATACGTATATTTGCACCATGGCAATTATCCCTGGCAATACTCGGTTCATTGGTATATCACCTACGGTCGACTTAACGGAGAAGAAATCGGCTCGCCTCAATTCTGAGCAGGAGCCGTATACAATGGCTGACTTTCAGGAGAGCATCAGCCCTGACCTGGCTCCTATTTCTGTGGATGGCGAGAGTGTTGGCATTGCTGCTGACCCGACGGCCACCACACAGAGCGTTGCTGTCATTCAGTCCTCCACCACTAATGCTGGTCTTGTCCTCAATCCAAACGGCACGGGTGCTATTATGGCTAACATTCCCGATGGCACAGTTGCGGGTGGTACTGCGAGGGGGCAGTATGCGGTGGATTTGCAGATGATTAGAGGTTTTAATTACGAAGTATCATCTGGACCTTATTCTTTTGCTGCTGGATTTGGTTGTGCTGCTTCGGGACGATCTTCTATTGCTATGGGAGAAAGAAATACAGCAAGTGGTCTTAGATCAACAGCCATTGGTGGCGGTGCTGGAGCTGGTCAAGGAGTAAATGCAACAAATTCGTATGCTACTGCTGTTGGTGGGCTTCAAAATAATGCAAGTGGACAATATAGCGGAGTTTTTAGTGGTTTTGTAAACACCGCATCATCTAGCTACTCCACCATCTCAGGCGGCCAATCCAACACCGCCTCTACAGGTTCTCACGCTACTGTTGTGGGGGGATACGGAAATGTAGCTAGTGGACAGAATTCTATTGCTGGAGGACTGGGAAGTGTAGCGAGTGGTTTATCTTCTATTGCATTAGGAGAAAGTAATACAGCAAGTGGGCCTAGAAGTGTAGCTTTAGGTAGAGCTTGTAGTGCAGGAGAATATTCTATTGTTGCAGGTAATGCTAACCAAGGAACAGGAACAGGGAGTGTTGTTTTTGGTTATAGTAATAATTCAGGTAGTAGAAATTATGCTACTATTAGCGGTGGCATAAGTAACTCAATTTCAAGCAATTCTCACGCTACTGTTGTGGGGGGAAGCACTAACACAGCCAGTGGGCAGTATTCTGTGGCTGGGGGGATTGGTAATGTATCGAGTAGTCAAGCTTCCACAACTTTTGGGTATGGCAATACAGCAGCTAATACTTGGAGTTTTGCTGTTGGTGGATTTAATTACGCAGCTGGTGAGTTTTCGGCTGCTTTTGGACAAAAATCATCAACATATCTTCAAGGACAACATGCTATTGCTAGCGATAGATTTGGTGGTACAGCTGATGCTCAACAATCTCTATTAACCGCTCGTAAACAAGATACCCTTGCTTCGGCAGCCACAACCGTTCTTTCGCTTGATGGGACTGGCACAACCAATCTTATTATTCCCCTTAACAACAACAGAGCCTGGAATGTAACGGTGAAATGGGTGGCGGTTGTCACTTCTATAACGGGAACAGCAACTGGAGTTTCTGTTGGCGATACAATGATGCAAGTTGACACCTTTGGATTCAAGAAAATCTCAGGAACATCTTCAATGGTTGGCTCTGCAAATACACTATCCACTAACAACGACACATCAATGGCAACTGCTGCTATGGGATACACGGCAGGAACATCACAAGAACTCAAATTGACATTCACCGCTCCAACTTTTACTGGTGGTGGAAGTGTAACTTGCCGAGTAGTTGCCAAAGTTGAACTAACTGAAGTCGCTTACTAAAAATAAGATTAACATCATTATGCTTAAAATAAACACAACAATCACAACTCAAGAAGGATTCCAAGTGCAAGGTGCTTTGGGATACCTCGACATCTTCATCTTGGCCGACAACTGGGTCAACTTGCGTTACTACAAGAGCGAGGCCGACTATGAGGCTGGCATGGCTCCATTGAACACCTCATTGCCATCACGTGTGAGCACGGACTTGACGCAGGAGGAGTTCTGGGGCACGGCTCTTGCGATGACCATCCACGACAAGTGTAAGGCTGCCATTGAGGAGATCACTGGCGCTGGCACTGTTGAGGTGGTCTCGTGATGCGTAGCATTATGAGTTATACAAGGGCCCCGATGGGGCTCTTTGTCGTTATGGCCGCACTTGATAAATAATGCCTAAATTTGCACTATGGCCATTATACCAAGCGACACCCGATTTATAGGAATATCTCCAGGCGTAAATCTAGTAGAGAAGAAGAGTACGCAGCTCAATAGCGAGACGCAGCCGTACACCATGCAGGACATCATCGATACCGCTGGCGGTGGAGGAGCTGGTCTGCAGCTTAAAGACGGAGCGACAATCACCTCAACCTTACAGGTTGTTGCTGATGCCGACAACACGAGTACAGCACTCCTTGTTTCAACTAAAGGCGTAACGAGTTACGGTAACGGTGGATACAACACCCATACTGCATATGGAAATCAAGCATTGAATAGTGCAACCGGAAGTACAAATCAAACGGCTATCGGCTACAATGCCTTGGGTGCTCACAACCACGCAACTTATGGTAGCAATACTGCTGTAGGATATAATGCACTAGGAAACGGAATCAATGTTGGAGAATCTGTAGCAGTTGGCTACAATGCTGGTTTGGCTGACAGGGATGGATCTAACGTATATATCGGAAACGAAGCAAAGTCTATATCTCCATGGGGTTCATATAACGTAGCCGTTGGATGGTGGGCTGGCCGTGAGTTAAGCACTGGTCTTTGGACTGCAGTTGGTGGTGGTGCTATGTATCAGATGTCAGGTAGCGTTGGAGACTCTTGTGTTGCTGTTGGTACTTTTGCTATGGACAATGGTACCGGTAACTTCAACACTGCTGTTGGATACCAAGCAGCCCGTTTTATGGGTGGATACCAAAACGTAGCACTTGGAATGGAAGCGATGTATGGCGGAACTGGTAACAAGAACATTGCCATTGGTTACAATTCCTTCTTTAGTTCAACTACGGGATCTAGCAACGTATGTGTTGGAGATTCTTCTGGTCGTTATCTTACTACTGGAAGCAACAACATCTGCATTGGAGATGCTGCACAGGGCGTAATAGGCGGTGCTCCTTACAATGCTGTAAACAACTGCCTTTTGATTGGTCGTAATGCAATTGCCAACGCAAGTAACCAAGTTGTAATTGGTTCTACTGCATACCCATTTGCTCCAGTAACGGCTGGGGCTCAAACACAGACTCACTATTGGACCGTCAAAATTAACGGTACTGATTATAAAATCCTCTTAGCATCATAATATGGAAATCACTTATAAATACCAAACAGTTTCGTTAAGCACAGAAGACACTCAAGTTTCTGGATTTGTGAATAAAGCAACAATCGTAATGATTGCTTCCACAACTGTTGATGGAGCCGAATACGATGCTACTGCATCAATGGAATTGAGTTTTGAATATGACGAAGCTCAAACTTTAACTCCATACTCTGATTTGACAGAAGAGCAGGTTGTTGGATGGGTGATTGACGGATTGGGAACCGAAGAAGTTGACAAACTCAAAGCTACTGCAAAAGGAAAAATAGAAACCAAAGTAAACTCTATTAAACCAAATCAATTACCATGGAGCTAAAAGACGCAAAACAAATCATCACGCAGGCTATCAATGCCGCTACACTAAAAGGATGTTACAACATCGAGGACATTAGATTGATTGTCCAAGCACTGGATAAAATCAATGGCCAGCCCGACGTTGAGTTCGGCGAGATTACTCCTCTACCAGAGGAGTAAGCTACGCCTGACAAACTGTCACACAAACTAAGCCAAATATGTAGATAGGCGCCAAGATGGCGCCTATTGCATTTATGGCACAGATTTAGTAAGTTTGTGACCAATTGAATTTATGGCAATTTTAAAGCATGTGCATCTTGGCGGAGAAGGCCAGGAGAAGTTAATCAAAGGCATCAACACATTGGCAGATGCCGTGAAGAGCACGCTGGGTCCAAAGGGCCGTACGGTGCTGATCGAGTCTGAGAACCACACCCATGGCGTGACCATCACAAAAGATGGCGTCACGGTGGCCAAGTCCATTACGCTGTTCGACCCTGTCGAGAACATGGCGGTGAACGTGGCACGTGAGGCGTCAGAGAAGACGGCCACACAGGCTGGTGATGGAACCAGTACTAGTATAGTACTGGCTCAAGCAATAGTCAATGAAGCCAAGAAGCACGCCAAGGACGGCACCGACATGGGAACGCTGGCCAAGGAGATTCAGGTCATTGCAGCGAAGGTCGTTGACTACATCAAGGATACGGCCATCCCAGTAACGCCTGAGACGTTGGTTGATGTGGCTACTATTAGTGCCAACGGTGACGCTGAGCTTGGTGCACTGATCGCTGACGCCTACTCAAAGGTGTCATACGTGACGGTGGCTGACTCAAAGACCCACGAGACCTATGCCGACATCATTGAGGGCATCAAGGTGGACAGACCTGTTGGGTCAAGATTCTTTATTACAGACCAAAAGAAGAATGAATGCGTGCTTCAGGACCCCTACATCTTGGTCTCTGACCAGAAGATCGAGAACCTATCGTCTTTGGAGCACGTGCTGGCGCCAATTGTACAGGGTGGCAAGAGTTTGTTGATCATCTCTGAGATGGGGATGAACGCTTTGAACACTCTGAACGTGAACGCCATGAAGGGCACGATCAAGGTGTGCCAGGTGTTGCCTCCTGACTTCGGCTACAGACGTAAGGAGCTGATGGAGGACATCGCTGCTATGGTCGGTGCACGACTGGTGAGCGAGGACACGGGCGATGAGCTGAGCCTGGTTGGTATGGACTGGTTGGGTAAGGCCGACAAAGTCATCAGCGGACAGGAGCAGACCATCATTGTAGGTGGACACGGTGAGGAGAGTGCGATTAAGGTGAAAATTGAATCCCTATCGGGATCCAATGACACGTTCGACAAGCAGCGTGTGGCCAATATGACGGGTGGTATCGGCATTATTTACGTCGGTGCTGACTCTGAGATCGAGCAGAAGGAGAAGAAGGACCGTGTTGACGACGCTGTGTGTGCTGTTAGAGCCGCCATGGACGAGGGGATCCTTGCAGGGGGAGGAGTCGCGTTACATAACGCTACTTCAGTCGTTGTCAAGTCGACCTCAACAGCCTCAAAAATCATGTCCGAGGCGTTAAAAGCGCCAATGAGGCAGATTTTGAAGAACGCTGGCGACGATTGGTCCTATGTAGAGGGTCAAATGAGCGAGCCAGGGCTCGGTTTCGACGTCAGAGCGCAACGATATGGCGATATGATAAAGATGGGTGTCACTGACCCTGCGAAAGTGACTAGAACGGCCCTACAAAACGCTGTGAGCGTAGCTACGACCATTATGGGGACAAACGTTATTGTATCTAATGTAAGAGATTTATGAGCAAATTGAGTGGAGTTACGGCCATTGGCCGCTATATCTTGGTCGAAGAGGTCAAGGAGCAGGAGAAGACCACGGAGAGTGGGCTGTATTTTGGTGTAAAGGAGAGCAATGAGCTCCGATACAAGAAGGCTACTGTTCTGGCGGTGGGGACTGAGTGCCACCCTTCTTTGAAGGAAGGCCTTCTTTTGTATGTCGATAAGACCGCCGGCCATCCGATTTTGGTAAACGGTGTCTCTTGTTATGTGATTCGGGAGCAGGACGTAGTTCTTGTGTGTTGATCATACGCTCACGCATTAGGTTGTAGTACTTCACGGAGTACTCACCGCCTTTGAAGCGTGGCATTGACTCTTCGCCGGTCAGTTTACGGTACATATGGGCGACGATGCCCTTAGCATGTTGAGAGAGTGCGTAGCGTGCCTTTGATCGGTATGGTACGTGCTCTTTTACTTTTATGATAAAGCCTTTGTTCATGACTTCTTCGAAGATCTTGCGGTCCCAGGACATGATCTCGCCTATGATGTCGAAGTCACCACGTGTGAACCAGTGTTCGGAGTAGAGGAACAGGAGCATATCAAGCTCTGAGTTTTTGAGCTTGTATTCACGGAGTATCCATATACGGACGGGCCTCCAGAATTTCATGAAGTCGTATTGCACTGTATCAAATTTTAATTTGATGCAAAGGTACAACACGAGGGCATTGGTCAGACTCATCAAATTTACATTTGACGAGATTACGTATATTTGCTATATGAAATCTCGCAAACCATCGCCTAGAAAAAGTGCAGACTATACCATTGGCACATCATATGGGGCCAAGAAAGAAAGTTCTCTTGGCTATATGATGTCAAAGCTTGACAAAATAGAGGCAAAGCAGGCTAAGCAAAAGGCAAGAGTTGAGACTCGTGCTGCTAAGAGTGCATTTCGTGAGGCAAGCAGAGCGGCAAAGGTTGGTCGAGGTTCTTCTTCTCGGGGCGGATCTTACACCACAACTCCCGACAACAAATATGTTTATAAGGGTTCTTATAAGACAGCACAAGAGGCCCCTGTGTACTCTAAAGGTGTTCGATTGAACCAAGAGCAATCACGCACAACAAAGGTTGAGTATACTAAAAACTTGAGTCCTAAATTGAGAAAGGCAAAGAAGGAGCTTGTTTCTGATGAGCGTTTTGATCGTAGCAACTTAGGTGTTACCAAGCAAAGCAAAAAAGTTAGAGGTATAAACGCTAAAGAGGCAGCTGCTCGTACACTTGGCATGACCGGAAAGGCTGATCGCCTTAGAAAAAGAGGAACGAGAGTAGAAAATCGCCCTGGAAACGCTGCTATTAGACAAGCAGACAGAGCGTATGCTGCAAGTGGTTTTGTAAAGCAACCTGGTTGCGCACAGCAAGGAGATTGTTATGCTGTTGGTGCTAATAAGACTCGTTTTGATAGAAGAGAGAACAGGCAAAAGGCTCGTTCGATTGTAAAATATGCAAGAAAAACAAACCAAAGTGGAGCTGGAAAAGTGCTTGAAAGTGCGGCTAGCAAGGTAAGTCGTAAGTTGGGCGCACAGGTAAGAGGCGTTCAAAATCAAAAAATCGCCAAAGCTAAGAAAAAATACGGGCCTGCTATGGGCAAATCCAAAGGAACAAGCGCTTTGATAATCGGTCAAGGAAACTTTGGTGCGAAAAAATCAATGAAAAAACGATGAAAAGTAAAGGCTTAGGCGACACCATCGAGAAGATGACCATCGCAACTGGGATCAAGAAGTTGGCTGAGAAGTACACTCAGGTCACTGGCAAGGACTGCGGCTGCAACAAGCGCAAGGCTGCACTAAACAAGGCGTTCCCATATGGCAAGGGCTAAGGGTTCGGATGTTGCGTTCAAGGCGAAGCCTGTCGTACGCAGACCTGGTGTTCATGCCAAGACGAAGATGTCCAAGACCAAGAGTAGTAAGAACTACAAGAAGATGAGCCGTGGACAGGGCTGTGGTCGGCGGTAAGTCAGACGTCGTCTCTGACGACGCAGTCGTTAGAGTCAGACCTGACAAATAAATATTTGCCAGGAGTACGTATCTTTGCATCATGGCATACCAAAAACTTCAATCGTCTAGAGCTGCGGTAGTTACTCCTAGCGACACTGTCAATATTCCAAGCGTATCCTCACAAGACGGATCTGGCAACAACGGCTGCGTATTGTACGTAGCTGGTGCCGGCAACCTTCGTGTATTGACTGTCGGTGGGGATGACGTATTGTTCTCCAACATTCAAGGAGGATCATTCTTGCCCGTGCAGGTCAAGCGTGTATTCTCAACCAACACTACAGCAACAGGAATCGTAGCCCTCTGGTAATGTTTATCGGCATTGCAAATATCATTGGTCAACGCTTTGGTGGTGGTGGCGGTGGTGGCTTTGATGCCGACTATCAGGCCGTTTTAAACTATGCCACAACGCAAGGTTATACCCTACCAAGTGCATCGCAACAAGCGTTGCAAAATCAGTTAGTTGTTGATTTGAAAGCCGCTGGAGTTTGGTCTAAACTTGACACCTTTGCCGTGTTTGCAACGGACGGAGATAGTGACTTTGCTTTGATTGATTGGATAAATTTAAGTCAATACACAGCAGTTAATAGTCCTACGTTTACGACTAATGGAGGCTTTACGGGTAATGGAACGAGCAGTTATGTTAATACGAATTATAACGCATCAACAAGTGCTACGAATTATCAGCTAAATAATGCAAGTAGATTTTATTGGGTTGATAATAGAACGGGTACAAATTGGGAAGATAATTTATCAGGTCGAGCAATTAGTGGAAATAACAATTCAACATTAATAAGAATTAACTCTCAAACTACTTCATTAAATTCTGCTGTTGATATGAGAAGTGACGGTTTTAAATCAATAAACAGAACTTCATCGACAAATGTGGAAGTTTTCCAAAATACTACTCAGTATTCGAGAACAGCAACTTCAGTTGATATTGATGGGGGGACTCAAGTTTTTTTAAGGGCAGTAACTGGTTATAATGCGTCCAGATTTAGATTCTATGGAATGGGGGCTTCTATTGTTTCTGAAAATACCGATTTTTATAACGCTTTAAACACTTACATAACTTCATTATGATAGTACTACATCCCAACACCGAACAATACAACGCTTTAAATGGCTACAAATACAAGTCAAGCGAATTGCTATTTGTAAAAGACGGAAGTGATAGATGGATAGTGGGACTTCAAGTTTTAGACGATGTCAACTTTTTAGAAATACACGACCAACTTGAGCAACTTGAAAGAATAGAATACACACCTTTCCCACCCGAACCAGATGCCTAAAGACGCTTGCTATAGTAAGGTAAAGAGCCAGTACAAGGTGTTCCCTAGTGCAAGGGCCTCTCAGGCTATTGCCAAGTGCCGGAAGGCCAGCGGCAATGTCAAGAAGACCGAGAAAGGTACAGCATTGAAGCGTTGGGGTGCTGAGAAGTGGGTCGATACCAAGAGTGGTAAGGCCTGCGGTGCAGGAGGCAAGAACGAGTACTGCCGTCCAACCAAGCGTGTAAGCTCAAAGACTCCAGTGACGAAGGGAGAGATGTCTGCGTCAAAGCTTCGTGCCAAGAAGGCTGAGAAGAGCCGTGTAGGCATGGGCAAGCGTGTAAAGCCTGTTAAGTAATGCCGAAGAACAAGATCATAGGAAAGAACAAACGCCTAGGGTCTACCAAGGCCACGGGCCGTGACTACTCCAAGGAGAAGGAGTACCAGTCCTCTCCCGCTCGCAAGAAGTATCGGGCGCTTCTCAATAAGGCCAACCGAAAGGCTAAAACATACGGAAATGGCGACAATATGGACATGAGCCATACCAAGAGCGGTAAGCTAGTCAAAGAGTTACAGAGCAAAAACAGAGCTCGTAACAGAGGAAAGAAGTAAGACTTACAGATGCAAAAGGTGGCTCCAAAAATAAATTCTTGGAGCCTTATCTTTGTAAGGTGAAACTACCTGTATCATTTTCCGAATTCTCTAAGGACCCATCCAAGGCGGTCACGTATTTGATGATTTTTGCTGTTATATTTTTGTATGTACGTATGGAGAACCAAGACAAGCAGGTGAACAATGGTTGCGAGGATCGCCTGACCCGTTGCGAGCAAAAGCTGGACCAATTCTCTAGCATGCTCAAGACGCAGGACTCTATCTCCTCTGCTCTCCGTGCTGAACTGACCACATACCAAAAACTAGGCATCATCAAATAATGAAACACATCATCCTATTGTCTACGCTTGTACTGGCCTCCACGCCAAAAGCGCCACAACTCTCTTCTACGGATCCATACAAGAAGTACGACATGCAGCTTGACCACGCTCAGGCCAGCATCGCAATGACCAAGGCCGCCATTGAGGAGGCAAAGGTCATGAACGAAGAAATGATCGAGAAGACCGTTGCTAAGATGGACAGCATCAAACAAGAGGCCGAGCAGGTCAAGGAGAAGGTAGAGCTGATGATGGTGGTACTTGAGACCAACAACATTGAAGTTCCAAAGAATCGTGAAGAGTGGTTTGAGGACTCTGTCCGCACCGCCAACATGATTGAAATAAATAAAAAATGAAAACATTCATCAAACAAATGTTCTCCTCCAAAGACGGAGACATCTCCCACAAGCGTATCCTAGGAAGCATCGGCTTCTTGGCGTTGGTATTCACTATGATCGCCAACTCTTTTTCTCCTGTAGAAGTAGCACCTAGCCCTGAACTGGTTAGCGCAGTTGAATACTTGGTTATGTCAACTGTCTTCGGTTCCGTGCTTGAAAAGTTCGCAAAGAATGCCTGATAAGAGCAAAATGAAGTGCAACGTCCCACGGCCTAGCACACGGCCTGGGAAGAAGATGATGGTCAAGGCTTGCTCTGGCGGGCAAGAGAAGATCGTCCACTTCGGTGCCAAAGGATACGGACACAACTATAGTGCTGCTGCTCGTAAGAGTTTCAAGGCACGTCACAAGTGTTCAAGTGCAACAGACAAGTTAACTCCACGCTATTGGGCCTGCAAGAAGTTGTGGGCTGGTCCCGGAGGATCAACCAAGAGTAGTCCAAAAACACGTAAAGGAAAATACTGATATGAAATACGGAAAACCATGCACTACTAAGGTGCAATCTGCTGTTAAGAAACCAAAGAAGTAAGATGCGGCTACTCAAGTCTATTCTAATCGCATTGCTTCTTACCTCATGCTCTGCCAACTGGCACATGAAGCGTGCAGTACAGAAGGAGCCGAGTATATTGACAGAGCGAGTAATCTTTGATACTATTGTTATCAAGGAGGAGAAAATCCTGCATGATACATTTCATACAACAGAGTATGATACGATTACCATGGAGGACTCGTTTGTATATACCCAAGTGATACGTGAAAAGGATATCATAAAAGTATATACCAAGTGCAAGGCTGATACGGTACGCATTACAAAGACTCTTCCTCCTCAGGTCAACTACATCGAGAAGAAGAACGACTGGAAGAAGAGCCTTGATTGGCTTCTTATCATCTTCGGTTTGTTAGCCTTGACAAATTTGCTTAAATTTGTAGGCAAATGGATAAAGAATTAGAATCAAGTGAGTTTGAGCAGCTCAAAGTGCTCGTAGACAAACGACACAACTTGGAGCGAGACATCGCACAGGTTGAGTTGCACAGACTAAAAAAGACAATCGAATACGAAGCTGTCATGGAAGAGTTAGGAACGTTTCAAGCAAACCTCCACTCCAAGTACGGTGACGTAAAGATTGACATGAAAACAGGACACATAAATGACTAAGATCTCCTCATACGCTGCCGTCACTCCCACAGGGACTGACCTTCTCATTGGAACCGATACCAGTGCATCTGACGCTACCAAGAACTTTACGGTATCATCGTTGGCAACTTTCATTGGTGGCCAAATGACTGCCACTCAAGTATTGAACGCTTCTAGCACAGTTGCTCAAAACCCAAGTGGACTAGACACCGCTCTTCAGGTTTCTTTTGGCGCAGCGCAAGGCACAGCGTCTGATCCTGTCATGATTGACGCAGCTGGAACTGTAACCTTCAATGAGACCGGGTTGTACTTGGTGAATGGCATGGGCAACATTCATCGCACAGGTCCAAGCGGAATCGCTTTGTTGCTGTTCCGTGGCTTGGTGAATGGATCACAGGCTGGAATCATCAAAGGATTTGAGTTGGATACTGCAGATGTAATGATGCCGTATGAGATTACTATTCCTTTCTCTGTTTCTGTTGCTGGAACTACGTTTGCTTTCCAAATCATGCGTGACAGCTCTGGTGCTGATGATGGAGGATTGATCCCTCAAGTCACCGCCGGTCCTTGGGATGATATCCCATCTGCTAATATGCAGATTTGGAAGATAGGAGGATAATATGGACATCCGCAAAATTTCAATCGGATCTGACTACAAAAACGCTATGAACTACGTAAAGGGCCAATCGGTCCTTTCGGGTTCGTATACGATCAACCACATTCGTAGGACTACAGACGGAGAGTTCCAGGTGTGGATTGAAAAAGATAAAGAGGTTTTCTTATGGAAATCGTTCACGGTCAACATGCCGTGCTCAGTTGAATACAATATCGAATTTTAATATATGCAATCGCTCTACTATTTTGTGGTAGAGCCTGTTGATGGGAAAAGGTACACTAATACCAGAAGCTACGGAGACAAAGAGTTCATTATTAGCACCTCGCAAGAGGACCACACCGTTACGAACAGGCTCGCAGAGGTCGTCAATGTCCCCTTTGGATATGGCGGCCCTATCGCTATTGGTGATCACGTCATTGTTCACCATAATGTTTTTCGCAAGATGTTTGATATGAGGGGGAAGGAAATCGACTCCTACTCATTCATCCGTGAAAATCTATACTACCTTGACGACATGCAGCTGTACGCCTACAAACATCCAGGCGAGGACTGGGAGCCTGTAGGCCGTTACTGCTTCGTAGAGCCAATAAAAGAAGAGAAAGATACCATCATAGCCAAGAAGGGTGCGAACGTCGCTCTATGGGGCTCTATGGTGTATCCTAACGATAGATTGCGTGAGCTTGGCGTCTCACGTGGAGATGTTATATCCTTTCAGCCTGACTCTGAGTATGAGTTCAGAATTGACGATAGGATTTTGTATAGAATGTATGACTCAAACATATGTCTCAAACAAGGAAGCTAAAGGAAGAGATCATAACGGCTGGCGAGCACGCTGTCAAGGAGCTAATCAAAGTGGCTAAAGAACCCATCGTAACAGGCGACATTGAGAGCGACCTGTCGGCTGACAGGCTCAAGAACGCTGCTGCCGCCAAGAGGCTGGCCATCATGGACGCATTTGACATTCTGCGTAGAATAGACGAGGAGCGGAACCTCCTCACGGCAGAAGATTCTGTCGTGTCCGAGTCAATCACATCAACCAAGGGCTTTGCGGAAAGACGTAGCAAGTGAACTATGGCTTATACCAAATAACGGATATCAAGTTACCCAAGCGGAAGCATTGGGACTATGGCTACGTGCCTGAGCACGACGTGGTGGTCATCTCTCGTGACGGGACAGTCGGAGAGGTGTACGAGATCAATGGACTGAAGGTGGCGCTCCCAAAGGCTCCCGACAAGATTGACAAGACCCATAACAAGTGGATGCCAAAAGACTTGCCAAAGGAGCTGGACAAGGTCAAGAGCATATTCGAGTGGAACAGGCGTGACAACGCCTTCAAGGCCAAGTGGGTGGACTACATCGAGCAGGAGTTTGACAGACGTGACAACGGGCATTGGTTCATGAACAATGGCAAGCCAACCTACGTTACAGGATCGCACTACATGTATCTGCAGTGGACAAAGATTGACGTAGGTCACCCTGAGTTCCGTGAGGCCAACCGCATATTCTACATATACTGGGAGGCCTGCAAGGCAGACACGAGGAGCTTCGGCATGTGCTACCTCAAGAACCGTCGTTCGGGTTTCTCATTCATGTCCAGCTCGGAGATAGTTAACCAAGCAACAATTACTAGAGATTCTCGCTTTGGTATAGTATCAAAGACAGGTGCTGACGCCAAGAAGATGTTTACCGACAAGGTGGTGCCAATTTCTAGTCACTATCCGTTCTTCTTCAAGCCGGTACAGGACGGTATGGACAAGCCAAAGACAGAGCTTGCCTATCGTGTCCCTGCGTCCAAGATTACACGCAAGAACATTGACAACAGAGAAGAGGAGGATCTAGAGGGACTTGATACTACTATAGACTGGCGCAACACTGACGACAACAGCTATGACGGTGAGAAGCTACGCATGCTCATCGAGGACGAGGCTGCGAAGTTGGAGCGTCCGAACAATATCCTGAATGGTTGGCGTGTTCGTAAGACATGTCTTCGTTTGGGTAGTAAGGTCATTGGCAAGTGCATGATGGGCTCTACCTGTAATGCATTGGACAAGGGTGGTGACAACTTCAAGAAGCTGTACGAGGACTCGAACCCACGTGAGCGCAACGCCAACGGGCAGACCAAGAGTGGTCTGTACGCCCTGTTCATACCCATGGAGTGGAACTTCGAAGGTTACTTTGACGAGTATGGCTGGCCCATCCTTGAGGTTGAGCCTGGTCAGCACGTAGTAAACTCAGAAGGTAACTACATGGATATCAGCGTGATACAATACTGGGAGAACGAGGTCAAGTCACTCAAGAGCGACTCTGACGCACTGAACGAGTTCTATCGTCAGTTCCCACGCACAGAGGCACATGCGTTCCGTGACGAGAGTAAGAACTCTCTGTTCAACCTGACCAAGATATACCAACAGATAGATTACAATGATACACTTATTAAAGAGCGTGTTCTCACACGTGGCCGCTTCCATTGGCGTGATGGCAAGCAAGACACGGAGGTCATTTGGACGCCTGACCCCAGTGGTAGGTTTCTCGTTTCTTGGCTACCGGCACAACACCAACGCAACCGAGTCACAACAAGAAATGGACTAAAGTACCCGGGCAATGAGCACATGGGCTCGTTCGGATGTGACCCATATGATATCTCTGCTGTTACGTTTGGCCGTGGCTCTGCTGGGGCTCTTCATGGTATGACCAAGTTCCACATGGACGAGGGGCCAAGCAATACGTTCTTCTTGGAATACGTGGCAAGGCCACAGACGGCTGAGATATTCTTCGAGGACATTATAATGGCCATACACTTTTATGGCATGCCAATCTTGGCGGAGAACAACAAGGCACGTCTGCTGTACTACATGAAGGAGCGTGGCTACAGGCCGTTCTCTATGAACAGGCCAGATCGTAAGCTCAATATGCTATCGAAGACCGAGAAAGAGTTGGGTGGTATACCAAACTCATCGGAAGATGTGAAGCAGGCTCACGCCACAGCCATTGAGACATATATAGAGAAGCATGTCGGTTTTGATGCGGAGGGTTCATACCGAGAGCCTGACGAGATTGGTAACATGTACTTTTCAAGGACCTTACAGGACTGGGCACGGTTTGACATAAACAACCGTACAAAATATGACGCAGCCATTAGCAGCGGATTGGCATTGATGGCAAATCAAAAGTTTATGTTGGACACAAAGCCAAAGAATGAAAAGATTAGCATCAAGTTTCCAACGTATACAAATAAAGGGTATATTAGCGAGATAAGGAAATAGCCCTATCTTTGCAGAAAACAATGGCGGATCAGAAAATTATTCTTCCATACGTATCGTTCCCGAACCAACTTGCTACCGACGCTGAGAAGGCATCGGAGGAGTATGGCCTGAAGGTGGGCCAAAGCATCCAATACGAGTGGTTCAGGAATGGTGGCGGTTCATGCCGCTACTACGATCAATGGATTCAGTTTCACAAACTCCGCTTGTACGCACGTGGTGAGCAGCCCGTTGGGAAGTACAAGAATGAGTTGGCTGTAGACGGGGACTTGTCCTACATGAACCTTGACTGGACGCCTGTTCCTATCATTCCAAAGTTCGTTGACATTGTCGTCAACGGAATGGCTGATCGGTTGTTTACGGTTAAGGCCTATGCCCAGGATGCCATGAGCGCAGAGAAGCGTTCTCAGTATCAGGACATGGTCGAGGCCGATATGGTGGCTAAGGATTTCTTGCTGCAAGCTAAAGAAACATTTGGACTGGACGCATTCAGCGTTCCTCCCGATGAGCTTCCAGGTAGCGATCAAGAGTTGAATCTGTATATGCAGATCAACTACAAGCCAAGCATTGAAATTGCAGAAGAAGAAGCTATACACACTTTGCTCGACAAGAATCGCTATGATGAGATTCGCAAACGGGTTGATTATGACATTACAGTCGTGGGCCTTGGAATGGTTAAACATTCCTTCGACATGGCCAATGGTGTTAAGATTGATTACGTTGATCCTGCTAATGTCGTATATTCATACACGGAATCTCCTACGTTTGATGACTGCTTCTACTTCGGAGAGGTCAAGACGGTCCCGATTACAGAGATTAAAAAGATCAAGCCTGATATTACAAAGGAAGAGCTTGAGGAGATTTCGAAGATTGGCAGCAGTTGGTGGGATTATTACCCTGCGATTCGGGCATACCGTGACAGCCTCTTTGATAGAGACGCCGTCACGTTGCTATACTTCAGTTACAAAACTGACAAGAAGTTTGTATACAAGAAGAAGTTCTTAGAGAACGGAGGAGAGAAGGTAATCCGCAAGGACGAGAGCTTCAATCCCCCAGCAGAAGAGCAAGAGCGCTACGAGCGTATCGAGAAGCGTATTGACGTGTGGTATGATGGCGTGATGGTCATGGGCTCTAATACTCTCCTCAAGTGGGAGCTTCAGAAGAACATGGTTCGTCCAAAGTCTGCATCTCAGTATAGCATTCCTACCTACATTGCTGTTGCGCCTCGCATGTACAAGGGCGTTATTGAGTCGTTGGTTAGACGAATGATTCCATTCGCAGACTTGATTCAGGTTACGCACTTGAAGCTTCAGCAGGTCCTGTCTAAGATTGTACCCGATGGTGTATTCATTGATGCAGATGGCTTGAATGAGGTTGACCTAGGCAATGGTGCTGCGTACAACCCAGAGGACGCCTTGCGTCTATACTTCCAAACGGGTAGTGTAATTGGACGCTCCTACACTCAAGACGGAGAGTTTAACAACGCACGAGTTCCCATCCAGGAGCTTAGCAAGAACAGTGGACAGGCGAAGATTGCAAGCCTTATTGGTGCTTATAACCAATACATGCAGCAGCTTCGTGATGTGACTGGTCTTAATGAGGCACGTGATGGCTCTATGCCGGATCCCGACTCGTTGGTTGGTCTTCAGAAGTTGGCTGCCGCAAACAGCAACACGGCTACTCGCCACATCTTGGAGGGATCACTGACCATCACTAAGCGTTTGGCTGAAGCCGTATCATGTCGTGTGGCTGACATCTTAGAGTATGCTGACTTTGCTGAAGAGTTCGCCATGCAGATCGGCAAGAACAATGTCGGTGTACTGGACGAAATCTCTGACCTATACATCTACGACTTTGGTATCTTCATCGAGGTTTCTCCCGACGAGGAGCAGAAGGCTCAGCTTGAGGCCAACATTCAGATGGCTTTGAGCCGTGACCAGATCTCATTGGAGGACGCCATTGACATCCGTCAGATGAAGAACATCAAGTTGGCCAACGAGCTGCTGAAGATGAAGCGCAAGCAGAAGCAGAAGCAAGACATGGACAACGAGCAGCAGAAGATGCAGATGCAGACTCAAGCCAATATCCAGTCTTCTCAGGCTGCAGCTGAGTCTAAGATGCAGCAGATCCAAGCTGAGTCACAGGCCAAGATGCAGATCGAGCAGGCCAAGAATCAGTTCGAGATCGAGAAGATGCAGGCGGAGGCCAACCTGAAGCTGCAGTTGATGGAGCGTGAGTTCCAAATGCAGATGCAGTTGAAAGGTGTAGAGGCTGAAGCTCTGAAGACTCGTGAACAGGACAGAGAGAAGGCTAAGGACAATCGTGTTAGCCTGCAGAATACGCAACAATCAAAGCTCATTGAACAGAGGCAGAAAGATCTGCCTTCGATAAACTTCGAGTCTACTGAGGACACCTTGGATGGCTTCGATTTATCGCAATTTGAGCCTAGATAAAAATCTATAACTTTGTACCAAAATTTAATCTTATGGCAGAATTAAAAATCCGTGAAGTTTCTGCTGAAGAGCCAAAGTCAGTCCAAGAGGTTGAAGAGGCACTTTTGCAGAAACACGAAGAGGAACAAGCGGCCCTCGAACAAACACAGGAGGAAACCCCTGTAGAAGAACCTGAAGCGAAAGAAGAGGCAACTCCAATTGAGCTTACAGAACAAGACGTTCTAAGTTTTATTAAGAATCGCTACAACAATGTAGAGGCAAACTCCATCGACGACATCTTGGCTTCACGTAGCCAGGAAGAGTTGCCAGAGGATGTGTCTGCATTTTTGAAGTACAAAAAGGAAACAGGTCGTGGACTCGATGACTTCATGAAGTTGAATCAAGACTTCGAGAAGATGAGTTCAGACCAATTGTTGGCTTCTTACATCAAGGAAACAAACCCAATGTTTGATGACGAGGATGTGTTGATGGAAATGGAAAACTTCAAGTATGATGAAGACTTGGACGACGACAAGACCATTAAGAAGCAGAAGCTGGCAATGAAAAGAGAGCTTGCAAAAGCCAAGGAGTATTTTGAGAAGCAGAAGGAGCAATACAAAGTGCCATTAGAGTCTAAGGCAACTTCAGTTCCCGCAGCGGACCAAGAAGGCTACGAGGCTTACAAGAAATATAACCAAGAGCTCACGCAGATGCAACAAGAGCAGATGAAGCGTTCAGAGTTTTTCCTGCAGAAAACCAATGAGGTGTTCAACGACAAGTTCGAAGGTTTCGACTTTACAATCGGAGAATCAACCTATAAGTTTAAACCAGGGGAGGCGGAGAAGGTAAAGGCTTCTCAATCTGACATCAACAACTTCATTTCCAAATTCGTTGACGAAAATGGATATGTGAAAGATGCAGCTGCGTATCACAAGGCAATGTCTGCCGCTTTGAATGCCGATGCTTTGGCCAGGTTCTTCTACGAGAAGGGCAAGTCCGAGGCGATTGAAAGTGTAAGCAAGGAGAGCAAGAATGTCCAAATGGGTGTTCGCCAATCTGCTCAACCTGCCGCAAACTTCAGTGGTTTAAAAGTGTCGTCATTGGATAGTGATTCGGGCAACGGGTTAAGAATAAAGATAAAACAATAACAATAACTTTTTAAAAACACACAAAAATGGCTGTATTAAGCGTACCGGGTTATGACTTAACCCCCAGTTCCGTGAAGGCTGCATTGCCCACGAACTACATTACTAATTTTGACTTCTTGAACCAGTATCTTCCTGATACTTACGAGAAGGAATTCGAGCGTTATGGAAACCGTTCCATCGCTTCTTTCTTGCGCATGGTAGGTGCAGAAATGCCCTCCAACTCTGACTTGATCAAATGGGCTGAGCAAGGCCGTTTGCACACTCAGTACACTGGTGTATCTACTACTGGTGCTGTTTCTTCCGGTACTCAAACCTTCGACATCGGAACTGGAACTTGTGTTTTCCGTGTAGGTCAAACCGTTATCTTGTCTTCTGCTGCTGGCGCTAAGGTTCAAAAGGGTATCATCACCGCTTTGCCTGCTGCTGATCAGTTCACAGTTGCTTTCTACGGTGCTACCTCTCCTGGATTCACTAGCCCCACAACTGACATCGTTGCTTTCGTTTATGGTTCTGAATTCAAAAAAGGATCAAACGGTATGCAAGGTTCTTTGGAGGCTGAAGACGTAATCTTCGAAAACAGCCCCATCATCATCAAGGATAAGTATGCTGTTAGCGGTTCTGACATGGCTCAGATCGGCTGGGTAGAAGTGACTACCGAGAACGGTGCTACTGGTTACTTGTGGTACTTGAAGAGTGAGCACGAGACTCGCTTGCGTTTCGAAGACTACTTGGAAATGGCTATGGTTGAAGGCGTTCCTGCTGAAACTGGTTCTGGCGCTGTAGCCGTAACTGGTGACGTTGGAAACAAGGGTACCGAAGGTATGTTCTATACCATCGAAAACCGTGGTAACGTTTGGGGCGGTGGCTATCCCACCACTTTGAGCGACTTTGATGCCATCATTCAGCGTTTGGACAAGCAAGGTTCTATCCAAGAAAACGCTTTGTTCGTAAACCGTGAGTTCAGCTTCTCTATCGACGACATGTTGGCTGCTCAAAACAGCTACGGTGCTGGTGGAACTAGCTACGGTTTGTTCAACAACAGCGAGCAAATGGCTTTGAACTTGGGCTTCACCGGCTTCAAGCGTGGCTATGAGTTCTACAAGACCGATTGGAAGTATTTGAACGATCCCACTTTGCGTGGTGGTGTTACTGCTGACAACGTGAACGGTGTATTGGTTCCTGCTGGTTCTACCACTGTTTATGACATGGTTTTGGGTAAGAACGCCAAGCGTCCTTTCTTGCACGTTCGTTACCGTGCCTCTGAGGCCGAGAATCGTCGTTACAAGACTTGGATGACTGGTTCTGCTGGAGGTGCTGCTACTAGCGACTTGGACGCAATGGAAGTTCACTTCTTGTCTGAGCGTGCTTTGTGCACCATGGGTGCTAACAACTTCTTCATCTTCCAAGACTAAGATAGTCGTTAGACAGACAATAAGAAGAGGGGTGGAAACGCCCCTCTTTTTTTGTGCTATATTTGCAGTGTAAAATTTAATATTATGGAATTTAAAGATCGAATTTATGCACTGAAGGGTCGCAGTACCCCTCTGTCATTCACCTTGGCTTCTCGCCACACACAGAAATCACCACTTCTTTACTTTGACGAAAAGACCGGCATGAACCGTGCTTTGCGTTATGCACGAAACCAAAAGTCGCCATTCATGGATGAGCAGGACGAGCATGCTATCGTTGAGCCCATCGTATTTGAGGATGGCATATTGAAGGTTGACAAGAAGAACACAATGCTAAATAAGTTCTTGGAATTGCACCCAAAGAATGGCGTTGTGTTCGAAGAGGTTGATGTTGAGCGTGATGCGCAAAAAGAACTTGATGACATCAATTATGAAATTGAAGCTTTGATTGCTGCCAAGTCTTTGCCAATTGAAAAGATGGAAGCCATCTGTCGTGTAGCTTTAGGCTTGAACGTTGAGAAGATGTCATCTTCAGAATTGAAGCGTGACGTATTGATCTATGCAAAAGGAAATCCAAAAGAGTTCTTAGAGATGCTTGACGACCCCGACATGGACTTGGATGATCATGCATACCAATTTGTAAATGCAGGCCTGATTTCCGTTCGCAGAAACGGTGACTTGTGGTTTAGTTTGCCAGATAACAAGAAGAAGATCTGTTCCACACCATACGGTCAAGACCCTATGGACGTATTGGCCGCATGGCTGATGACAGACGAAGGTATAGAGGCTACTAAGACATTGTCAGCAATGTTATAATCTACACCTATACAGTAAAGGGCCATCCGACCTCGGGTGGCCTTTTTTTGTTATCTTTGTGCAAATGATCAACGAGGTCAGAAACACTGTGATGGCAGTCTTGAACAAGGACAACAACGGGTACGTAACACCCGAAGAGTTCAACTTGTTCGCCAAGCAAGCGCAGCTTGAAGTCTTCGAGGATTACTTCTTCCGTTATCGTAATGCAGTGACAATGATGAATAGCCGCACTTCTAACAGCGGCTATGCTGACTTGCTCAAACAAACAGGAGAAGTGATTGACTCGTTCTCCGAGTCTGCTACATTGGTACTGGACAGCGGAAGCAGCTTTAAGCTTCCAGCCAATTATTATTCTATCAACCAGGTTATCTACAACGGAAAAGAGGTAGAGCCTGTTACGCAATATAAAATCTTGAATCTGCTTTCGTCTAACTTGACTGCGCCAACAACTGGCTATCCAGCCTACATACAGCGTGATCGTGCTGCAGACGGAAGTGATTTGATTACCGTATACCCAACCACGATCAATGCCGGTGTTAGTGCGTTCTACGTTCGCTACCCACTTGATCCAAAGTGGACATACACTCAGATTGGCGGTAACCCATTGTTCAACCAGTCAGCTGTTGACTATCAGGACTTTGAGCTGCCTTTGTCAAACTTCAACGACATTGTCCTTCGCATCTTGCAGTATGCTGGTGTCAACATCCGTGAATACGAGGTTGCTCAGTTTGCAAAGCAAGAAGAGATGATGAATAAACAACAAGGAGAATAATGGCCTACATTAGTAATTATCAATACTACACAAACAACGGAGTAGCGCCTACCGATCAGAACTGGGGCGAGTACCAGTATGTCAGCCTCTCCGACGTTGTCAATAACTTCATGATGATGTACATTGGAGATGACAAGCTCATCAACAATGTGAGTCGTTACAACGTTTTGTTTCACGCCAAGCGTGGTATCCAAGAGATTAACTACGATGCGCTGAAGAATACCAAGGTGATTGAGATTGAGGTTGGAGACGACCTTCAATTGATTCTCCCTCCAGACTATGTGAACTACATCCGTGTATCTGTTCAGAACAGCGGCGTGTTGTACCCATTGCACGAGAACACAAAGGTTAACTACGCCTCTGCGTACTTGCAGGACAATGACCTGAACGTGTTGTTTGACCAAGACGGCAATGTATTGACCGGTACATCTGACTTGGACGCACAACGCATCATGGGCAACCCACAGGCGCTGTACAATGGCACAGGCCCTTACGCAGGACAGTACGGCTGGTACGTTGACGGTGACTGGTACTTCGGTTACGCAGTCGGTGGATACTTTGGTTTGAACACCGAGACCGCAAACGTGAACCCAAGCTTCCGTGTGAACAAGGCAGCCGGTGTCATTAACTTCAGCTCAGGCGTAGCCAACCAACTGATTGTGCTAGAGTACGTATCAGATGGAATGGAGAACGGAGATGATGATAGTGTAAAGATCCACAAGTTCGCAGAAGAGTTCTTGTACTCTTACGTGAAGTGGGCTTTGCTCAACAATAAGTTTGGTGTTCAAGAGTACGTGGTCAACCGAGCAAAGAAGGAGAAGACCGCAAACTTGCGCAACGCCAAGATCAGACTTAGCAATTTACACCCTGGCCGACTCTTGATGAACCTGAGAGGACAGGATAAGTGGATTAAATAAATATGAAGATAACCAAGAGTTTCGTTGCTGGGATCATGAATAAGGATCTCGATGAGCGTTTGATACCCGACGGTCAGTACGTCGATGCTATGAACATTCAGATTGGCTCATCAGAGGCCACGAATGTTGGTGCTGTCGAGAACGAGTACGGCAACAGCCTTGTGGATAGTGCGGCATATGAGCATAGTACAGGAACCTGTATAGGTGCTATTGCTGTTGAGGAAGTTGGCTGCATTTATTGGTTTGTTATTGGGAACAACGGTAACTACATCTACGAATACAACCAAGATACAGGGGACGTCGTTGTAGTGCTAAAAGATACTCGACCAGGCGCAAACAATGTCCTGAACTTTGACAACGAGCATATAATCACGGGCGTAAACTATGTCAATGGTTTCCTGTGTTGGACGGACGACCTAAACCCACCACGCAAGATTAATATCCAGCGTGCCAAGGCGTATGGCGCAAATAACTTTAACGATGATGACATTAGCGTCATTGTAAAGCCACCATTGAATCCACCAACTATAACTGGTAGAAATGACTCAACAATTAACTCCAATAATCTATCAGAGAAGTTTCTATACTTTGCTTACAGATACAAATATGTAGATGACGAGTATAGCTCGTTGTCCCCGTTTTCGGAAGTTGCATTTACTCCAGAGCGTTTCTCAGTCGATGGGTCTAGTGGGGTAAACAATGCGATGGTAAATGTGAATAACGTATACGACGTCACATTTGAGACCGGAGACGAGAACGTCACTGACATACAGTTAATATTTTACGACACAAGTAAAATCAATGCGTATATTATTGACACATTCAACAAGGAAGAACGTAAGTATGACAACAACGATGTAGAGACATTCTCTTTTTACAACAATAAGATATACGCACCTCTTCAAACAGACCAGCTTACTCGTTTGTTTGATAACGTTCCATTGAAGGCAAAGGCTCAAGAGCTTGTTGGAAATAGATTGGCATATGGAAACTACACGCAGTTCTATGACATTAGAGACTGCGATGGTTTGGATATACCCATCTCATATAACATAGAATTAAACTCTAACACCTATGACGATTTGGGTGAAACAATAGAGACGCCTCTTCCAACATGGAAGTCAAACAGGGATTATGAAATTGGTATTGTGTACTTGGATGAATATGGTCGCATGACCACCGTTCAAACATCTCCAAATAACAACATATTTATTGATCCCGAGTATTCGGACAACCAAAACAAGCTTCGAGTAAACATATACAACGAAGCCCCTTGTTTTGCTACTCATTATAGATTGGCTATCAAACAAAGCAAAGGGGACTACTATAACATATACCCTACGTTCTTTGTTGAGGATGGCTCATACAAATATTTTAAAATCAATAAATCAGACGTAGACAAGGTTCAAGCAAATCAATACATCGTGTTTAAAACGGATTCGGGTGGTGTCGTAAATAGCGCTCCACAATATAAGGTCCTCGATGTATCTTATTTGTCAAAAGACCAATTAGGGGCTGGTGTTCCTAGCGTAGAAGGTGTTTACATCAAGCTCTCTGTAGACAATGAAGTCAAGATATCAAAGGACATTGTTCAGACAACAAAGTACAGGGGCCAAGGTGCAAATTCCACGGCTGGTTTAAGAACTGCTCCTCAAATTACGTGTAACAACGGAACCAAAAATCCAATACTATCAAATGTAAGTTCCACAGTTAAGGATGGTGCCAGAACCGTTGACAATCCAATATTTTATGGTGTCAATTCACAGGCAGCAAACATTCTTAATATAGAAAGAAGCAATCAGTTCTTTGGGACTTTTGATATTAGATACAGAATTGAAATTACGTCTGGTGGAGCGTCACCAAAGTTTAACTATTACATGTTTGGTGATTCACAAAAAGTACTTGCGTCTGACCAAACAATTATAGCGGGAACAGAGATTGCTCTAAAGGATGGTCAAAACGGAACTGACGTCGCTTATATTTCTTTTTCTTCAACATCAAATCTTACGGTTGGCGACTATTGGACTATTAGTTGCAGATCAAGCGGAGGGAAGAACTTGTTTGGAACTCGTACAGCATTTGACGACAAGCAGCGATTTGGTGGATTTGCTATAATTCCTGCTGATTACCAAATAAATGTTGGGGCTCAAATTAAGTTTAGAATTTCTGAAAGCCAAAACGTACCAGATCAACCAGAACAGATATTCACATCATCTAGAAGCTATGTAAACCTTGAAGAATGGTTTTACGAAGATGGCATATACAATAAGTTTGTAATGCTTTCTGGCACATTGGTTGGAGATGCCCCTGGTACAAACAAAGGTTCAAAGAGTGTGTTCTTTAGAAGAGGAGACTCGCTAGATAACTCTCCTGTTCGTGGTCAAAGAGTTGGGCAAATCATCCAAAACGGAAAGTCAATCGACGTTGCCAATGGCGAATTGTTCATGCTGATCCAAGGATATGGGAATGCGTATAAAAATGTCGCTTCAAGGATATTGGGAACCGACTATTATTCTTGTGAAAGAAACATTATCACCGTTGATGTTGAGGTATCTCAGTTAGTTGATACTGTTATTATAGAGACAGTTCCAAAGGATTCTGATGTAGACGTCTACCACGAACTTCCATATACGTATGAAGTGACAGATAGCTTACACCAAAGCGCTGGTCTTACTGGTGAGCAGAATCAAACTAGGAACAGCGGATCTACAACACAGAAGCCTGCCATTATAGAAGTACCATCGTTCAATGCGTTTACATTTGGAAATGGTGCTGAGTGTTATCGCATCAAAGACGACTTCAATTCTTATACAATGAAGTATAGTCCAAGAGTTCTTTCTACTACTGATGACTATGCTCAAGAACAAGTAAAAAATGCAATTACTTATAGCGGTGTTTACCAAGTAACGTCTGGTTTAAATAAGTTGAACGAGTTTAACTTATCAAATGCCAACTTCAAATACTTGGACCAAGACTTTGGTAGCATTCAAAAGCTCTATGCCCGTGACACTGACTTGATTGTGTTCCAAGAAAATAAGGTGTCAAAGGTATTGTACGAAAAGAACCTATTGAGCGATGCGGTAGGCGGAGGCACAGTGGCTTCAATACCACAGGTACTTGGAACGCAGATTGCATACAGCGGTGAGTATGGCATTTCTAATAACCCTGAAAGCTTCGCCAAGTGGGGTAACAACGTATTCTTTACCGATGAGCGAAGAGGGGCTGCTCTTCGATTGGGCCAAGATGGTATATATGAAATATCGTCTCAAGGAATGAGAGATTGGTTCCGTGACTTGTTTATCAATGACGGATCAAAACAGAAGCTTGGAGCCTACGACCCATATCATGGTATGTATGTGTTGTCATCAAACGAGACCAATGCGGTACCATGTGAGTTTGATATCTCAAGGAATGGCCTGTTTGTTTCAAAGACAGCAAATAGCTCAATGTATCTTTTTACAATTAGAAGTAATAGATCTTGGACTATCACATACTCAGCCGCTTGGTTGACAAATGTCACGTTGAGCGGAAGTGGAAACTTGGACGTATACGGAACTCTTGCCGAGAACAACGGATCAACAGTCCGTTCTGTCGTTGTTACTGTTGCAGGATGCTCAGGTAATGAATCATTTACATTGCAGCAAGGGCCATCTCAAAAGGTGAACCGATATGTAGTCGTCGTAAACAATACAACTGACGCCACGAAGGTCGCTACCCAGTTGTACAATATGACTAGCACAGGTGGACTTGGTATACAGTTCGTTGATACCGTCTTGCAACCAACCAATGTGTCTTTGTATGACCTCTATGGCGGGTACTCTGGAGATGGACAAATTCCTTTGCCATCTGAAGTTGTTACCATGCGTGGATACGATGAGGTTGTTGGAATCAACGGAGGTACGGCTAAGCCATTTATCCCTGCTCTTGGAAACAAGATGTACTACTTGGTTTCAAACACTAAGTATGAGCAAACGGATTACGAGACATTGATCGCTGCTGCTACTCAGATTACTCCGTCATATGTGAGCGGAAATTATGATGCCACATATACATATACAAACCCATCTAACGACGATTACTTGTATATGATTTGGGACTACAGAAACATCCTGGATTGTGGTGAAACTGGGTCATACTCGGGATCAGCTAGTCAAGTACCATTGATATTCAATGTTGGCCAAGATCGTGGTTTGATTGATGTGTCATACACTGTAAATACCGGAGATATGAGGTTCCAAATCTCATACGACGGCTCTGTTGTTGCCGACTCAGGCGTAGTGTCAACAAGTGGAACGCTGTCTTTTATCAAGAGAAGTTCATCTCCTACAACAGCCACGTTGATTATAACCAACGAGAACATTGGAGGAGGAACAATAGACTTTGACGCAAGCATGGCTTGCCCTGTTCTTACGCCAATTGAGATTGACCCAACCAATGGGGACTCGTCAAATGTATGTAGTCAAACGAGCTACGGAACTTACTACGCAGATAGTTCTAGTGGAGCTGTTGAGTTAGGTGCACGCATCTATACCGACTCACTTGGAACTACTCCGTTTGATGGTGGAAATGCATATCACAGAGTTGGCCCTGGAGGAACAGATTACTCAGTTATTGACGAGAATGGATACGTAATAGCGTTCAACTCTTGTACGTGCTCTGAGGTCGCTGTACCAACAGTGACTCAGTCAGATGTTGTGTTTGCTCCCAACCAAGAAATCTTCATTCAGCTTGAGGCGTCTAACAACCCAATCGAATGGGATCTGTCTTCTTCTTGTTTGAGATATGAGCTTTCAGGCGGAACATCAGGCGGCGTGTTTACTGGTATCAACTGCACAACAGGACTGCCAAACGTGGTGTCTGTAAACGCAGGGGAAACCATATACGCATGCTCATCAGCCGTGTTTGTGAAGAACATCGGCACAGATGCATCATCTACTAGCACGGGGGTATGTGGAGAAGAGATTCTTCCTCCAGGTGTTACCATTGACTCCATAAGTGGAACAATCTACGGCACATCAGAGTCAATCGGTACATTTGAGGTAACTGTCAACGCCACTAACTGCTTTGGAACTAGTGCAGATGAAACATTCTTTATCTTGGTACAAGACGAGCAAGAAAAACTAACTGCCTTTGGTATTGACTCGACTGGATATGCGACGGCTGCTGCGTCATGTGGTGTTGTCACAAACATCCAAATCAAGTACCACAGTGGAGAGTTTACATTCCCTGTCTTGAATGATTATATTTATGCAGACCAAAACAAGGTTTCCCCTGTTGATGGGTCTAGCCTTTGGTATGCAATGAACAATGGTCAAACCATACAGGTTGATGGAACCGGCAAGGTAATAGGTATTGAAAATTGCTAATGGCTAATTATACACTAACATATTCTCAACAGGGACAAGGGTGGACATCATTCCACTCTTACTATCCCGATTGGATGCTTGGAATGTCAAGCCGCTTTTATACGTTTCATGAAGGTAAACTGTACTTACACAACGACCCAAATGTAGACAGGAATTCGTTTTATGGAGACCCGACTGTTGCGTCCAAAGTGGTGATGGTTTTTAACCAAGATCCATTGTCGGCTAAGATGTTTAAGACATTGGAGGTAGAGACAGATTCACCTTGGGACACCGTTATTACAACTGACATGTCTTCAGGGTCAATGGATGCGTCTTACTACGACTTGAAGGAGGGCAATTATTTCACGTACATACGTAGAAACCAAAACGCCACTAACCTTGATTTGTTGTCAGCGCAGGGAATTGGAGCATTGCAGTCTGTAGTTGGTACTACTTTGAACTTTGCATTTCAAGTTCCAGGAGCCATTAGTGTGGGAGATGTGATTTATTACGATAACGCTGGCACTATTGTTCAAGTTGGAGTTGTCTCTGCTCATACTGGTAGTTCTATAACGGTTACTACATTACTGAGTTCGCCATCACCTGGAGATTTTATTCTTTACATTAAGAACAGCCAAGCTGAGTCATTTGGCGCCCGTGGTTATTACATGCAGGTTGAATTAACTAACGATAGCACGACTGACATCGAGCTATTTTCTGTTTCTTCAGAGGTGTTCAAGAGTTACCCGTAATATATAGTATCTTTGCAATATGCCAGTTTTACCATTAGCAATACCAATAGCTACAACGCTTATAGGCTCTGGCCTTAATGTTGGGCAAGCAATTGGAGCATCAAAAAAACGCAAAGAAGCCGAGGCTGCTGCAGATGAAGCTGCTGCTCGCTTAAGGGCTATGCGATACGAAGACACGATGGCTGGTCTTCAAGTACCAATGATGGGATTTGAGCAGGCTGCCCAAAAACAAGCACAGCGTGAAGCCATGCAGATTCAAGCACTACAGGAAGCTGGTGGAGCTGCTGTACTTGGCGGTACTCCTGGTCTTGCCGCCATGGGGGCAGAAGAAGACTTGGCACGAATGGCTCAGATTGACCAAATGGAGTACGCAAGAAATTTAGAGCGTGCTCGCAACCAGCAAGCTATATCAAATGCCAACCTTGAGTTACAAGCCAACATTGAGGGAATGGAACTTGGTGGAGCACAGCAAGCTGCTGCTCAAGCTGAGTCAGACAAGCGTGCTGCATTAAGTAGTGCTGCTCAAACAGTTGCGCAGGCCGGCATTGATATTTATGGATTAAGTGCTTTGTATCCACAACAGAAGACAAAGGCTGCTGCACCAAAACAAAACATATTTAATGCTCCTCAAGCATTTGAAGGTGTAAGCAGGACTCCAAAAATAGATGTTAGACCAAAGTCTATTTACGATGGGCTAACTGTACCCGATTACCTAACAGGTGGTGCATTAGTAACTCCTCCTATATCATCTATAACCTCAGGTACTGAACTGAATTTTTAATAAATGGCAACATTTGCAAAATATGTAGCACCACAGGTCCAGCGAACAGATTGGGGAGCCATTACTCGTGGCTTATCAACTGGTTTGCAGGAGGTGTATAAAGACCGTGAACAGCAGAAGGCTGATCTCGACAAGCTCGAGATGGACGCCGCTGCAGAGGTCAACAATACTGAGATGGGTAAGTCTCAGACCTTTAATGAGTTCACTCTTAAAGGCATCAACACCACTAAGGAGTACATGGCTTCTCAGAACAAACTTCTAAAGCAAGGCCTCATTACTCCGGCTCAGTATAAGCTAAACATCCTTCGTGCTCAAGAAGGATGGCAGACATTTGCAAAGAATGCAGAGACATTTAACCAAGACTACGCAGACTTCTTGGATCGTCTCGATAAGGGAGAGGCATCTTCATTAGAAGAGTTTGCTCGTGAGAACTATTTGTCTCTCACTGATCTTACCAATAAGCAGATCTATGTAAACCCTGTTGACGGTAATGTATACATCGCTAAGGTTGATCCAAAGACGGGTCAGGTTATGACCGATGGCTTGATGGATGTTAAGACCATCAACAACGCCTTGAACCAAAAGGTCACAAAGTTAAACCTTGCTGCAGCCGTAAACGACTATGTGAAAGTATATGGTCAGTACGGAGGTAAAGATCCTGTTACCGGTAAATACGTCTTATCTGGAATTGATCTAAATAAGAAGGACGAGATCTTGAACACCACCACTGACGCTATCCTTGCAAACAGCAAAGCCGTTGCGTCTGTTCTTCTTGACAATGCCAAGGGATACAGAGCTGTTAGTCCTGAGACCTACGCTTCATTGAGCCCTGATGAAAAGAG